CAACGGTAAATACGGTGTGAAAACACCAGCCATCTTCAAATAGTTCATTCAATTGTTCTTCTGTGGTACTAATGGTGCTTGTGTTCACTAGAAAACATTTGTATTCCGTTGCGTGTTTTAGTTGCATTTTATTCGTCCTCACGTGTAAAACTGAAATCGTAACAATAGCCAGTGAATTTATCTTCTTGCCAATCCATTAGCCATAACTCATCTGAAAGAATCTCTTTGTATAGAACCTGATGTCTTTTAGAGTAAAAACCTATGGAATGTTTTTGTTCTACTATTAGGTATGTACCAAAGTTTTTATGCACCAACTCATTCAATAATATATCTTTATATGGTGGCTTACTGTAGAGTTTAATACACTCTTTCGCTAAGGTGTTTTGCTCTTGTTTTTCTAAAGAGTTCCATCCATATCTGTTGAATTTTTCAATCATGGTGTCACCATATGAAACGCAATCAAACCACCAACATTCACAATAATTACCGCAATCAAATACCAAAAGATTTGTTTATAAACCCTTTGTAGACGTTTAAATAAGAAGTCCGACTGTTCTTCTAGGCTATTGATGCGGATATGTTGCAATCTAGCGAGTTAATCTAGCTTGCTAACGAGAGATGCCTGTCTTTCGATAACTACAGATTGTTGCTTTACTGTGTCAACAACCTTTTTAAAATCTTCAAATTCTACATACATTATTTTTCTCCATTGGTTCAAATTCAATTTCGTAAAAACAATTGTATAAACCATAATCAATCGTAAAAGATTGACCATGTTCAATCACACGATAATACCGTGGTCTGTAATCGTTTTCTCGCCACCAATCTCTAATGGATTGCATCGCTTGTTCAAACGTATCATATGAACCATGGTATTCCTTGATTTGTTTCTGTGGTTTTACCCAATATACTGAATACATTAACTGACCCACTCTCCATATTCATTCATCCAATACACATCTAGGTATTCAAAATAGAAAATCTTGCCATCTGGGTCTTCGTGTTCACTAACGGCATATCCTGTTTTGTAACACTCAAGTTCCATACATAATTTCTGTAATTGACGGCAAGCATCATCGTATGAATCTATAGACATAACCTTGTGCATAATTCCGTCATTGTCTATTGTATAACCACCGTACTTCTTCATTAATCCTCCGATTGTAAATCATTTAAGATGTCACGAATGTCAGCAACGGCATATTGCATACAGAGTCTGTCGTATGAAACATCATGCAGCATTAAAGCCGTCACTAAGTCACGTTCAATGGTTTCTAGGGTGTCAACGATTGGTCGTATCTCGTGTCTATCTAATGACTTCTTCATTTGCCTACTTCCTCGATTGACTTGCATAACGCATCCAATAGAATACTGTTTGGTTGCAACTCATTTAAAGTACTGGTTTGTCGTCTGGTTTTAAAACCACATTGACGGACACCAGTAAAGACAATATGTTGTTTCCAATCGGTTGACAACACTTTATTGATACAAACGCCTTGTACAGTAAATGTACTTTCGTCTGTCAAGATTAAGTCTGAACCCATTAGTTGTTGGAAATGTTTCAACACTTGCTCTGCAATAAACTCTGCACCAACAGATGCATTACGGATGTATGCATTATAAGATTCATTCATAAGTGCTTTAGTATGTAATACGTTGACCACTGGACAATCGTCTTCGATTGGTTTGTATACGGTATCATCGGCAACGATATATCTGTCTGTATCTAAACAGTATACAATACAGTTTTTACCATAACCAGCATCTGGAATATCTTGAATATATACACGATGTTTACCGTTACAAATATTTCTTAAAATCATACCTTGTTGAAATTCTGACATAATAAAACCTCCAATACATACATTATATCACACATACATTATTCTGTAAACAAGATTTCTTCCGTATAACCAAAACCACGGTCTTCCAAAAATTGCACAATCGCACGTTTTTCCAGTGGTTTCCATTTTGTGACACCAGAGAATCTGCGGTTGACATCTTGTGGTGTCATACAGAGAACATCCGCCAATTCCTTTTGCATTACACCAGCATTACTTAATGCCGTTCTTAAGTTTGTGTATAACGGCACAAGGTTTTTAATATACTGGTCTTTCACTTGTGATAAAACTTGAATGGGGTCGTCTTCTCCGTTTGGATAACACAAGGCATCAATCAATAAATCAATGACCTCATCTGGTTTTGCGGTTTTCTTTAATTCATAGGTTTTACCATGTAATTCAATCTTCATTATATTCCTCCAATAATGGGCGGTTTAACACCGCCCATGTATATTACTTCGTCAATAAGTTTTCCAACATTTCAACACGTTCTTTTAAATCTTCCACTTCATCACGTTTAACATTCGTTGTTTTACCGATTTTGAAATTAACGGATGCGTTTGTTACCTTAGCAGAACCAAAAGATTGACCAACGTAGAACATTACGTTTTCATTCGGTGCATAGAACGCACCCAATGCACCAGCGTTTGCATTTTTGTAATGACCAAAGCCAGCACTTAGAGAGAATTTGTTATGTGCATCGAAACCGTTCCAATGCAATGCACTCAAGGCAGATACAGATGCAATTGCTGCACTGGTACCACGTTCCAAGCCATTGAGTTTATTATCAATGTCATTCAACATTTGTTGACCATTGCTTTCCAATGTGGTAATCCGTTGTTCATGGTCAAGAATTGCGTGTTCGTTTGCACGGATGTCTGCGGTATTGGTTGTCACACGACCATCAATTGTGTTTACCTGAGTGGTGAGATTGGTAATACGTGTGCCGTTTGTATTGATTTCATCAACGGCTGCATACAATTGAGAACCATTGACGGCATCCAAAGAGTCTGTGGTGATTCTACCAGCAGAAACATTCTGCAATTGTCGGTTGTAATTATCTAGGTGGCTGTAAGTGTCAGATTTCTTAGAACCGAATGACACAGTAGAGTTAGGGTTTTCACCAGCGAATACGTGTGTCGTACCGTTGATGTCCATTTGACCAAACCCAGCTGGTTCATACGTTTGGCTATTTGTACCGATTGCCACAGAATTTTGTACTGGGGCAGATGCGTTATTGCCGATTACAACGGCATCCATACCACGGACAACATTGTGTGTACCAACGGAGATTGCACCTTGTGCATCCAACGTGTTGTTTGCACCAACAATGGTTTGTTCTTGATGATTGCCAGCGTAATTATTATACCCAAGTACAGTCGTTTGGTTTGCCGTGATTGTACCGTTGCCACCACCAAGGATGATATTATCGTCACCATTAACCGTATTATCTCGACCAACAACGATTGTATTTGTACCATTAATACTTGTGTTTGCACCAACGGCAACAGAATTATAACCATTAACGGTTGGGTTTACGGCAGAGGGTTCTAAGTTGCCAAACGCAACTGGATTTGCGAACGCACCCATTGTTGCCATTGCGAATACTGCTGATAAAATTGTTGTTTTTGTTGTGTTATTCATTTGTTTTCTCTCTTTCGTTTAAATCATACCATTTAAAGTTTCAAAGAATTGCATAATGCTTTCATCTTTTTTATAGTTCGTTTCTTCGCCAAGGACTTGCCAATCGGAAGCCATAATAGCAGAAGCATTAAGTGCTTGTAGTAATTTGTGTTCCGTTGATGTACACACATATATTTTCCCTCGTTTGAGTCGTAAACAAGACTCTGGTTTCCAGTGGTATCTACGAATGGCTTTACCATTCAACATATGTTCAAATGCAGTACTAAATCTCATCTTCGTCCTCCAGTGTGTGGTCTAACTTGGTTGGTAGCAATGTGATTGACATGATTGATATAACCATTGCTGCGAACCAGTCGGAATCATTGAACCAAAACAATCGAATAAAAGACCCAAGTAATAATACAACAGAACCCAATCGTATCATCCGTAGAATGTCGTCCTCGATGTATCGTTTGGTTTGTGCTTTTCGTTTCATAATTTCCTCCTTTGTAACAAATCCCAAGATTTAAACATAATATCGTAATCCAAGTTCACATAGGTTCTATTCTTGGGATGCTTTGGACACGCAAGATAAATCCATTGTGAATCTTTTGACCGTTTATGTTCGACAATGGCAACAGGTTTTGTGTGACACTTGCGACAACCGACTGTTGTTTGACATCGGTCTAGGACAGAATCAAACCCATCGCCATATTCTAAAAAATACTCACGTTTGTCTGGTAGTGTTCTACCACCGCCAAATCCCTTGTATGCCATGTTATTCCACCAGTTTGGCGTATACCCACCAGTTTTTTGATTTAACATCACTACTCCATGACGTTGCACCATAATCCCAAGCATATACTTTTCCGTCTTTGTATTCTGCAAAATAGCGACAATAGTCTGGACTATTTAGTGAATTTGACACGATTATTTTTGTATCTACAGGGACATTCTCCCAATCAACACAATCAACATGTTTTTCAATCTCAATATATAGATTTTGTTCTAATAACTCTGCTATAATAGCCGTTTCCAATTGACTCACAATAGCAGATTTCTTATTTCCATAACAATGCATATATTTGTTATCTTCAAAATATGGTTTTTGTTCTGATGCGGTATAAATGTTTATCGTTGGGTCATAAAACAAAAATCGAAATCCTTTTGCATGAAGCCTTTTTAAAAAGAACTTTAAACCATCTTCCGTTAGATATTTTGATTGTAACATAATTTCCTCCCTATGGGTGCATAATAATAACCGATGTATCTCTACCGATACGCATAACTTTTGTTAAAGACCAACCCATTTCAAAATACGGTTGTAAGACATCCATATAATGAAACCCATGTGGTGTCTTGTAGCATCTTTTCATAAAGACCTCCAATATTTAATCACTTGTTGTTCTGATATAAGAATATCACATGATTACATTTGTGTCAATAACAAAATAAAAAAAAGACGGAAGAAATTAATCTTCCGTCAATCTATAATGCCATAATGCACAATCGTCAATTTCACAAGCCTGTACTTCCGCAAGTGTGCCACAACAACATTCACGACATTTCTTATGAATGGCATCAAGTGGTGTCTTGGGTTTCGGTGGCTTGCGTTTACGTTTGATTTGTGCCTTTGGCTTAACAACCTTGGTTTGATTCTTGGTTGGTTTCTTTGTTGTTTTCTTGCGTGTTCCTTTAAGTGGCATCATGTACACACTTTCGCAATTCCTGTAGTTCCAATACATGGTCAATGTCGGAATGAACACGAATTGACTTCTTGTTTCTTTCCCCAGATAACTCTACGATGGATGTTCCACAATCCAATGGACGATAACCCTTGTCTGCGGAATAACCGCCCCAACCAAGGAATGAACCAGATTGTATGTCATAATGTTCAGTCATTGACCAAGCCTTGGCAATACGGTTTGGTGTTGCCACATGAGTTTTCTCCCAATTGGTTTTATGCAAGTGTTCATAAAAGGTAATATCGGTATGTAACCATTCCATTGCCGTTGGTTTCTTTGCGTTGTGCCATGTACCAATAACGTACAAATTCTTGTTGACATTAAAGAATACACTTGCCATACCATGATAAAACGGAACACCCAACAACTCTGCTAACATCTGCTCTGGGATTAATTTATTGTGCTTCAACGCACGTTCATATCCGTGATTACCGCTACGGCAAAACAAGATACGGTCTTTAATCGGTTCTAACAGATGATAAGCGGTCAACACTTGGTCGCCACCGTGTTCCGATTGTTCAAATATAGATGATGCGGAACTTGTGGTTGCATTATCCGTAGAATCACCACCGATAATCAAATACAGATTATCAATGGATTGCACTTTAGTAAGAAAGTCCTCGAACTTTTGTCGGTTGTGATAAATGTTTCCAACGTGTATATCGGATACATCGGCAATATATGCACGGTCTGCATCCACACGCATATCTAATTTGTTTATATTCAAAGAATGTTCTGCGATGTTCAAATGCGTTCCTCCATATCGTTTAATCGTGTGCATTGTTTGCCACAGTAATTACAAATGGTTTTCTTGTCACCAAAGCACTCGTCAAGATATTCAATGGCTTTACAATGAAATGATTCACGGTATTCGCCCTTGTAGATATGGTATTTCTTGAATGTGTTTCGTGCAGAGTCAAATGGATAATTCAGCTTGTCTTTTGGCGTAGATGCATAGTATATGTTTTTAACTGGTTGAAACATATCGACATCAACCGTGTTTTCCCTCATGAGTTGTAACACGATTTCTCTCGCTTGTTTCTTAACCGTTTTATACTTTGCACACACATAGGTATAAGACAATCCGAGTTCCTTTGCGATGTCTTTCAGCTTCTTGCGATAACCAGCACGGAGAATCAATAACTGTGTATTCTTGACACCCAATTCAGAACGCAACCGAATTAACGCATAAGACATTCTCTCAAATTCTTCTTGTTGTAGCACAATGTCTTCTGGTGAATCCGCATAATCAACAGAACGCAATCGGTTCAAACGATTTAAAATCCGTTGCTTTTGTTTGTTTTGTGCGAACTCGTCAAAAGAATACTGTTTCTCAAACTGTTGTATCTTTGTTAAATTACTCATGTTTGAACACATGAATTGTGTAAATCTATTCATTCAACCACCCTATAACGACTGTCAGTACCAATAATTTTCTTCGACCGTTCTCCAATAGACTGACATCGGTCTGTTCTAAAATCACATTGAACGATTGTACCGATGTATTTTCCATTGTGATATATCTTGCGGAAATTACCATTGGTGCGTTTCTTTTGTTGTCGCTCGGTTTCTTCGTCTTCTCTTACAAAGATTACCTCTGGTGATATATCGTATAAATATTGTTGAATCGTATCTCTACACTCCCCATAAATAGAGATACGATATAATTCCCCATTCTTGAACATATCCACTAAATACATAAATCGTTTCATGGATTGTTTTTATCTCCCATTATTTGTTCGTTGACCCAGTGCCACCTGTGCGTTGGTCAGTTGTATCATCGTTATCAATCAAGAAATACTTTGTGAAGATACCTTGGACGATACGTTCGCCAGCTGCAATAGTTTGGGTTTTATTACCGTAGTTATACAATACCACTATGATTTCACCCTCGTTTTCTTCGTTGTTGTAATAATCGGCATCAATAACAGATGCACCAGTCGCAAGCATTAATTGGCGTTTAATACCAAGGCTAGAACGTACTCGCAAGTCCAAGTATTCATCTGGTGGCATATACGCTTTAACACCTGTACGGATTAATACCGATTGTTTTGGTTCGATTGTGTAATCATCATAAGCATAAAAATCATAACCAGCACTATGGACTGACCCTCGTGTTGGTTTTCTTACGATTGTTCCTAAGCGTGATACATATTCAAAACCACGTACTCGTTTCGCCATTGGTTTAAAACCACGTATCTTTCGCTTTGCATTTAATGTTTGACCCATTCGTTTTCCTCCCATGTCTTATCTACTAGATTAAATTCTTTTGTTTTATAGACATATTGAATACAATTTTTATTGACGACCTCTACAACGAATTTTGTAGACCCAATATCTCTGGCAAGGTCTTGCAATGCTATAACAACCGCTTGCATAGAAAAGTATTTAAACACCCAATATTTAGATACAAAATCAACATTTGTGTTTAAAACATACCCTGTATATACTTGATTGTCTAGCAACATCACACTAACACCTCAACAGTAATATACTGTCGTCCAAATTCAATAGCATCCTCGTATGATGGCATCCATATATCTATAGCATTAGAATAACCACCACCGAATCTATCTTTTACAACATACGTTCGACCGTTGATAATCACTCGTGTGCCGAATGGTAAATCATCACTTGCGATTGCTCCATCGTGAGTCCATTCACCGTTTGCCATTGTACCACGGTCTGTATATGCAGATACCTCGGCTTGCATTTGATATGCGTATGTTTGCCCCATACACATACCAAAGAATACGCAAGCTGCAATCAATAATTTTTTAATCATGCTTACCTCCTGTGTATGACATATATCCTATGAGAAAAAGACATAGAATAAACAGAATAAAACAAATCTTTTGGACGACTAACAATCCCAACAGTAGCGTTAAACCGTCCATGATTCAACTGTAGATGCGATGTCTGCAAACTGTTTATGTAATCGGTCTTGTGCCATATATCCAAGTTTCATTACCCAGATTGCTGCGGTTTCTAAGTCGTAGCCATTAACTAAAGCACCAGCGATAATCTTATTAACTTTAGAGTTATTGTATTCGTCTACGGCGTATACACAGATGTAATCGTTACCAACGTGTTCATGCTCTTTTAATACCCAATGTTCATGCAGTTTCAAATCATCTGTCACTTGCAAGTAGATTTTAAAGTCAGTACCGTCAATGGTATCATTTTCTTCGACTAAACCAATGTCGCATAAGCACTTATCATAGGCTTCCCCCTTAAGGAATGTTTGTCGTGAGATTTCATCGCAATCTTCTTGAATATCGCCAGTCAAGTATACAATCCAATGAGGGCAACTATCACGAATATCTTCGGCATCTGTAGAGTCAATCGGTGTCAACTGATATGACATACCATCGAACCACACAAGATGTAAACCCCACATTTTATCAAGACCATCAGTATTAATCAATTTTTGTTCTAGCATATTTATCTTACTCCGTTATGGTGTAATGTCGTACACCTTAAATTCAATCCTTGGGTTTTCACTATAGCGTTTGCGTGTGATTACATCGCACACTTGGTTATCATCAAACCATATTACACCAGATAATGCATCCATAACACCCTTTAGTACGTTGTCAATATCTGGTTTCTTCGTTGGTAGAATTAATCCATCGACCATATCTTGATGGTCTTTTTTGCGAACACTAGAGGGGATTTTACGGTACACATCAAGTTCAAACAATAATGGCACATCTGTTAAATCCTTTGGATGTTCGATTGTATCCTTAATTAGTTGCTTATAGGCTTTAGATTTTGGAGGGTCATAGGCTCGAACAAAACGACCTCGTCCACATAGGCGTGGACGACCCTGTGGTACTGGGTCACCCATGACAACCCCAGAATAAATTAACTTCATTATAACTCCGCTTGTGAATATAATCGACTAATGGCATCTGTCATATCATCGCAAGCCTTGTCCACAAGATGAACGGCTTCTTGTTCTGATAATTCAGAGTGCATCATTCGTCTACGAACCTCTGCTTTTAATTCGTTGGTTCTGTAATCAATTATTGCAATCATGTGTAATTCCTTGACCATATTCTTGTTTCTCCCTTTGAATGTCACGATTGATATTGTCAACCAATGTTTGTAAGTGTGATAAATCTTTGGAATTGTTGATTGTATAATCACACACATGTTTCATTGCATCAACAGATGTTTCTGACACATCGTTCAGTTTGGATGTATCGCAAGAGCCATCACGTTGTTTCATTCGTTTGATACGCTCTCGTTTATTCGCAGAAATGAATATGGACTTCCGATAGTATGGTTCTCCAACGTCCAATTCTTGTAACATCTTAAGTTCATTTTCGTATCGGCAATCAGTCACGATATACCCCTTTGGGTTGTCTTCGATTAATCTGTTGCGTAATACGATAATCCAAAAGTCTTGAAACAACGCTCGTAAACCGTTCCCCAACGATTGTAAATGACTACGTTGTTTGCCATCAAGAACCGTTTTCTCAATCGTTTGTACGACTGGTAAGATACCGCTTAATTCTTCAACGGTATGTCCACTAAGGTTTGATAGATACTCCATACCAGCGTTGACACCTTGTTCTTGAATCACGTGGATTGTTTCTTTTAAGGCATTGGCAAAGGCATATCTTGGTAGATTGTCGCACAATAAATCTGCCACCGTATCTTTGCCACTACCAGCACGACCGACAAGAATCATTGTACGTCACCACCCAAGTTGATGTCTGTTGTATCCTTTACGACTTCAACATCAAAATTAAAACCAAAGATTTGTTGCATACGTTCTTGCGTTGTGTATTTTGTGTAACGGTTTTTCTCTGGGAAATACAACCGTACTCGTGGTGCAAGATAACCAGCTTGTGTTTTTTCCCCATGTAGTTTTGTGCATAGGTAGAACTCATCACCGACTTTAACTTCGTTGACAAAAGCCGTTCGGCTTTGTCGTTTAATCGCAGTAATGCGATACTTGTCAATGGTTCTAAATTCCTGTGTTTTGATATTAACCATGTTCTTCCCCTATGAGTTATAATACGGACAACAATATGACACCGAGCAATAATCCTTACATCTACGACCCATTGGATACGTTTTAGACACCCAACGGTCTTTTGCAGAACATTGTCGTGGCATCGTATTGGTCGCAATAGCATTAACCAAAGCATCTTTTTTGTATAACGCATAATCAAGCAATCGTTGGTCATTCATCTTTGGTAGCTTCAATAGATAACATTGTTTGTCCAAGTTGAATGTCTTGATTGTGTTGATTGGCTCTTTAATGATTACTTGCAAGAACATATCTTCGATGGGAATACCGTGTTTATTCAGCAATATTCTGTATAGATTTTGTTGCTTACAGTAATCACCATAGTGATGCAATCCATCGTAGAACCATTGTTGTCTTAATTCTGTTTCACCCTTGCGTTTACCACGTTTGATTGTATATGTTTTCCACAATGGACGACCACCCATCATTGTTGCACATTTGTATGCACCGACGACTTTATAGTCATACAAGGTATGATGCTCTAGGTCGATACAGTCCATTTGACCAGTCAATCCCTCATAGTTTAATCGGAACTCGCCAGCATAATTATGTGGCAAACAGTTTTCCAATATGCCATGAACCGATGTACCAACCGTTGCTGCAATTGATGAGAACGGATTAATGGTTTCACTATGGGTTGCCTTTAGATACATATATAGCGTTGGTGACAACACTTCTGTGACACTAAAGTTTGTTCGGTTTAAGTCACGAACACGACTTGCATTGACCAACAACGGTTTTGCCAAACATCGTTGACTCATACGGCATTGGTTCATGCAATCTTTGACCAAAATGGTTTGACCATCTGGACATAAAAACGAATTTTCTTTCATTGTTTGTAACCCCATATATTAATTATACAGTATTTTACTAAGGTTGTCAACCTTAGTAGAAACAAAAAGAAGACACCTAAGTACGAAAGGAGGTAAAATACTTAGGTGTCTTCTTTTGTTTGTGTTCATGGTAAACACTTATGATAATATTTTTTGTTGCGGAATGGCTTACATTCCATATTTCACGATGCCGCAACTCAACGACCAATACCCCTCGGTACAGGATTTTTTTACCAATAGCATCTGATAACTACTACTGGATTTTAGTCGACTGCACACAGATGGATTTGAACCATCATCAATTTGTTTTACCGTTAAACTATGTGTGCATCCAATGGGTTGAGATTTTACCCCAACCCTTTAGGAGGAAAAATTATGCGTGTTTCTCAGGTACTCCCTAATCAACACGATGTATGCCAGCCGAATGACAATCCCTTAAGAAAGCCATTCGGTGATATGATGCCGTAACATTACATATCTTGGCTATGGAGGAAAGTGTGAGATTTGAACTCACGGAACATTACTGTTCTTCGGTTTTCAAGACCGAGGCAATAAACCAGACTCTGCCAGCTTTCCATACATGGAGCTTCTTATTGGAATCGAACCAATATCAAGTGATTACAAAACACCTATTCTAGCCATTGAACTAAAGAAGCATGGCTCTTGGGGCAAGACTATAATAGCCAAATGCTCTACCATTGAACTACCCAAGAATAAATGCAATCACCTCATGTGTGGTCGATTTGAACAACCATCTTCTCATTGCGTGAGATATTCTACCGTTGAATTAACACATGATTATTGCGTGGCACACATAGTAAAACATGCCATGGCTACGTTCTACCCTTTACGATAATGTGTGAATATCGATACGTATGATGGTACAGGATTCGAACCTGTGGTTGTTTTGCAACAACATTTCTTTAGCAAAGAAACTCAATAAGCCACTCTAACAACCATCCATATCTACCGCCATACAATCCTTGTTGTATCATTCGACCACCGCAAGGTTGCAACCACGGTGTCTTATGTTCATATACGTCTATACTCATCGGCGGTAGATGTGTATACACCTCGTTGCTTATCGCACTTCAACGACTGCGGATTTTAACGTCTGGTCTGACGGCAGTAAGAAATTCGTAGTATGCTTTAACACTTACATTTCTACATATGATTGTTGTCGCTTTATCTAGCGTGTGCAATTATGGAATGGCACAAGACCCTAGGTTGACATCTCTAGTAATGGTTTACAGTTATCTCTGATATGTTTTCTCGTCACATATAACGCTTACTGAGTGACGGCAGCAAGCACCGTATGTTTGATTTGTTGTCGTGTAATCAATTAACACGTGTTGTCTTTTTGGGATGTGTACAACAGGCACACCTTTGATAAACGTTTGTTCGCTTGCAGTAGCGAAAAGTAGAACTGTACAGGAATCGAACCTGTTGGTTTTCTTCGGACATGACAATTTATGCTAAAAGTGACCATAACCCAGCAATAGTCCATGTGTGCCAATGCAAGTAGGGGCAACCACTTACATCGGCTATGTTAAGAAAGGAGGCGTAGCACTTAACTACAGTATTATATTAACATATATACACAATGTTGTCAACAAGAAAATACAATAATTTATCCAAAATAATTAATTTCTTCCATTCTTGTGGTTTTATCGTTGACCTTATATTGGAATATATCCGCTGGACCCCTTAGTTTTCTACGAGATTTACCGATTTTAATGCATGACACATTCTTGATTTTATCACGTTCGTCAAAATCCAATTGTGTATCCGTCTTGTATGGTCGCCACAGTAGCAACACAATATCTGCAATTGCTTTTAGGGCATTAGCACCCTTGATATGGCGTAACATGGCTTCATACGGTTTTTTCTTTTTGTCCGTACTGTAGTTAGACTGTGATTCCTCGTTAAATTGACAAAGCATGAACAACACAAGATTAAATTTCTTAACGTATTCTTTCATTTGATTGGCATTTTTTGACAACACAGGAATATCATCAATCTGTGGTATCAGATGAAAGTGGTCAAATATGACAAAATCCACAGGAAAATCATTGGCATAACACGCTTCGGTGATTTTCTCTAAGTCGTCAATAGTCTTATTCGGTTCATCAACAAAGCGTACACGCTTGTCTAATACGGCAGACACTTTGGAATACACCTCGATGCCTTGCCCCGTTTTTAACATCTCAACCAAAGTATCTTCATCGACACCCAAGATTTCTTCCACAATGTTCGCTAAGAATTGACCCCTTGGCATCTCCATTGAGAAAATCAATAGATTATCCTTGGAATCCATCAACCGATGTGCAGCAACTTTGGCTGCAACAAATGATTTACCTTGGTTTGTATATGCCCCAAGCAATACGATTTCTCTACGCTTGACACCATTCAAGGCAAAATCCAAAGATGGAAACCCAAGAGGAACACCATCTTGTCCAATAAATGATTTTAAGTCGTCAAATGAATCAGAGAACCCATGTGTTTTACCCCATAGTTCTTCTTCGTTGGTGGCAGATACATCCAGATATTTTTTGACATCATCAATGGAACGACCCCATCGCTTTGCCAATAACGTAGCAATGTCGGCAAGCACCATTGAATCATGTACCGACTTGCAAAACCTTGATGCCTTTTTGTATTGGTCTTCTTGCTTTGGGTATTCCTCTAATAGAACATTCAAACAAGCAATATCCAAAGGCTCTGTTTCAAGAGAGCCAATGGAATAGTCCTGTACCAGTAAATCATTGTAATCTTTACAAGGCTTCATTAATGTCTTCTCCCAAGATTACGGTGTTGGATTGCTTTATGTATCTGTCAACATAATATTCATCTTTATCGCCATTGTATGTAACTTCCCAATAAACATGGTCAAAGTCTTCACTCGTTGACATAACTAATGCTTTATGATTCTGGAGTATTTTAGAAAACCAGACAATGTTTAAAGAATTATACACCAGCTTTACATCTTGCATCCTTGCTTGTGAACTGGCATAGGCGGACATTGGAAAACTAAGTGTTTGCATGACTACGTTTTTACAATTCTCGATAAAATTATCCATGTAACCTCCTGTGGTATTCAATAATCTTTTTCCCAAGTTCATACACAATCGGTATAGACACTGAATTACCAGCTTGTTTATACAGTTGTGCGTTCGATTGTATCTTTGCACAGGTATCAAATTGTTGGTCGGTAAACCCTTGTAATCGCCAGAACTCTCTTGGTGTCAGCTTGCGTATTACATTGGGATTTCTATGTAGTAAAATCTTTGGTTCAATACCACCGCCCTTGACACAGGTCAGAGTCGGAGATAAACCATCTGGTGAGTACACACGACCTCGTTGCGGATTACCACCAAAAGATGTTGTGTGAATTATATTTCCGACTTGAACAATAGATTGTTCGCTTTGGTCTGGTCGGTATAATACTTCGGATGGACAGTCGTTTCCAAGATGTCCAATAATGAACACCCTTTCACGGTTTTGTGGTAGTCCAAAGTCTTTTGTGTTGTACACACGCCATGCGATACTGTACCCTGCTTTGTCCATTTCAGACAAAACTCCGTAAAATCCCCATCCATTACTAATTGACAAGAGGTTTTTAACATTCTCAATAAGCAACCATTTGGGTTTATGTTTTGTTTCATGTAATAACCTCGTGACTTCGTAAAATAAACCGCTTCGTGTGTTTCCCATGCCATCTTTTAATCCAGCAATAGAAACGTCTTGGCATGGGAAACCAAAGCACCATAAGTCTGCATACGGCATCTCTGTACCGTTTAATGCACGAACATCTGGTGAAAACCAAAGATTATCTGTTGGGTATAACGCACGGTATGATGCTTGTGCGTATTTATCTTGTTCGCACCAACCAACGCATTTCATACCAGCTTTGGTTAAGCCAGAGTGAAAACCACCGATGCCAGCAAATAAATCAATAAATGTTACCATTCGTGTTTCTCGCCAGTATACCATTCTTGGTATTCGCTATTGTCGTTTTCAATGTATACCCTAATGTTATCATTAAACAAGTATGTAATCAAGTCTTTTTTAGACTTAAATAACGATGGTTTAATAATACCATAGCTTTGATGGTCAACGTAGCCATCTTGGTCGTTACATCGAATAATTTCACAACCAATGTCTTCGACCATTTCTTTTATGGTTTCGTAATCAGTTGACTTATGCAGTTCTTCCGATGTATCCGCCATTTGTGTCAACAGATATGAAAACTTTTGTTGTGGTGTTCGTAGATACTTGCCATTCCAACCGTATTCACCCAGCCATTCATAGAATGTGTAATTCCTATAATGGTCTGGTACCGCATCCAAGCGATACATTGGATTACTAAAGTCGTGTTCTTCGGTTGGTTGATACCAACGAGAACCCCTTAAGATATAGTCTGTGCCATACGCAAGAGAATGTGCGGATGAACTGTTGGTTTCAAACACACCATTTCTAACTAATTTCATACTTATTTACCCCATAACAACTGTCCAGTCGGATGCTTGTGTATCATCTACTGTTGGTGTATAAACGCTTTTTAACTTGTTGTCAATCAACAGATAACTTAAGTGATAACAACCGTCACCATCCTTAAGGACATCATAAATCAAATACACGCCATCTTCCCAAGATTTACGTCTTACGCATTTGTACTTGGAAACACACCAATACATGGCTGCATTGTATCCCATAACTTCTTTTGGTCTATCAACCCAATCTTGCATGATGTCCGAATTGTCGTTTTCAATATGGATTACAATATCGTTATTAAATAAATATGTCAACAAATCTTCTTTGGTCTGAAACATATCTTTGGTAACAACATTCCAAGATTGGTGGTCAACATATGCATCAACTTCACTAGAATCACCGTATTCTTCTGGTAGATTGACAACGATGTCTAATTCGTTTAACCATTGGATTACTTGTTTAAAAAATGGGTCTTCTTTAATGACACCCCAAGTCTTATATTGGTAAACGGACGACATTAAGTAACTTAATTTTTCTGCTGGAGAAGATAACACATCAAATCCCCAACCGTATTCGTCAAAATACAAAGGCATATACGAATACATTTCATATTCCTTTGGTTTCTTTGTTAGACGCCAGTCTTTAACGGCAAAACATAAATCATTATGTGGCTTGAAATTATAGTCACGCAAGACCTCGTTTTTGTATGCCAACGAATGTGCAGAACTGGAGTTTGTTTCAAAAACCCCATTGCGTATTAATTTCATTTGTTTTCCTCCTAATAGTCAGCGTTTACCTCGATAGAACGAATGTCAATAATTAAATTATCATCGAACAAATATTCGTACAAGTCTGCTGGTCTTTGAAACATTTCCTCGGATACTATAGATTGTGATAGTGTCTCATTAACATAATCACCCAAAATATCATACTCTGGTTCTTTTAACGTGATACCAATATCAGACAACCATCGTTTAACCTTTAGATAGAACTCATTTCTAAACGCAATATCAAAAGTACATTCTTTATAGACATCAGTCAACAAGAACCATAGCTTGTCTTGTGAATTACATAACTGTTGTTCTATCCACAAATAGTTATCAAACTTTACAGTCCATACAATATTATCAAACATTGGTGTATACCCAAGTTCACCGTATATGTCTGTAATGGTTGCATCCCTTGGCGTTTTCTTTTGTAATCGTCCGACAATTGCCATTGAATGACAAGAAGAACTATTGGTTTCAAACACGCCTGTTCTAATTAGTATCATGCGACACCTCCTGTGATTCGCAAAATTGAAAATACGAACGTAAATCAGTTTCACCAAAACCTTTGATGTTATTCCGTGTACGACTGGATGGTGCAAAATATTGTTCCACCGCATTGATGTACATAGAATGTTCGCCTTGGTAAAACGATTTATATTCATCTGAAGTTATCTTACCACGGATTTCTAATTGTTGCAACCCCAAGTTATCAAAAGATACAATATCAAAGATTTTTGTCAATTGCATAATATTGGATTTCCATTGCTTGTGTTGTGGCGTATCCAAGTTGACTTTACCACGGTTGAACCCAAAGTCTTTTTCACCTAAGACCAATAACTTGCGGTATTTAACCCCTAACTCTTTTACATCGTCAAAATCATCAATACCATTAATCACATGGATAACCGTATGTGGATATTCTGCAATCCAATCTGGTAACGATAAACACCCCTGTAACGAACGATAAGAGATACCAAGACCAAACACATAGGGAATCATCTCTTTAAGCCGTGTATCGCCAAATTCTAAGATATAACGCTCGTTCATCGTGATATTGACAACCAACCCAAGTTTCCATAAGTTCTTAACGAATTGAATTAAATCGTCTGTTACCTCGTTGACACCTAGAGCGATTTCTGTCCCACGTGGTAATTTTGCGTCCATCAATATCTTCTGTAAGATACCATAGTGACATTCTACTCCGCTAACCAATGCAGATTCGTGACAAAATGCACAAGTAGATTTCTGTGTTTCCACGTTATAACCATATGGACATTGTGTAGATACACGAATATCAATATTGAGTGGTGTCTGTAGTGTCAATGGTTCGTTATCTGGGTATTCAATAATGCGTGTGCCATCTCGTAAATCCAAGGTGACAACCGCATTTCCGTTTCTGTATTTCATAATTTTTCCCTCACTTCGTTGCACTATGGTTTAAAAAATGTATTTATCGTTGATTGTAAACGATGATTTTAATTCGATGTCAACATTGATTTGTAACAAGGCTGCAACACCAATGACAATCATTGCGGTCAATATCTTGGCAAGCCAATAGACACCGAAGATAAAACAGATGAATGTCGGTACATCGTTGATTTTATACACGTTGTAAAAATCAAGTACACCCAATAGTACAATGTATGTTGCAATCCAAACAAATCGTGTGAAAAATATATAATGTTTTTCCAAGAAATCAATCATTGTGTTTCTCCATTTCGTGTTTAACAAATGTTCCCCATTGAGATGCCATTGCTTGTGCGATACCATCAAATGTTTTAGACCGTAGTTTTCTGCGTTCTGCATCGGTTTTCGCATTTGTCAACGCATCGCAGTACCACTTTGGCATTTTTTTACCACTACGGAATACGATGGATTCGCCCTCCGAAACAAGTTTCGTTGGTTCTAAAAGTGGTAGACCCTTAAGCCACAAACAAGTGGTCTTACGTGCTGCGTTACCAAACATATACGGTTGTACAATCTGGTCTGGCTTACGGAATCTACTAGACATGACACCAACAGGATTCTCTATAGCAATATACGGAATGTTCGTGTTGTATAACGCCAAGAAGAAATCAACGGCTGCATCTTGGTCTTGTTTCCGATGTGGAAACCGTGGATGCGGTCTACGTTGTTCAATTGGTAAATCCTTATCGTCTGGGTGATAATACCATTTTGCACCACTGGATGATAAAAACGTACATGGTGGATGTGCAATCATTAAATCCCATTTGTCAACAAACACAAGATTGCCACTTTGGGTGACACCTCCTTTGCGTTTGATTACGTCAAAGATGTCTTCTTTAAAGTGCCACTCTGGATGTTTCCCAGAACACTCCACAATGTCGCAACTATAGGCATTAAACCCAAGTTGTCTAAACGCTTTACATACTGTTTGTGACTCCTCACAAGCGATTAATACGTTCATTCAAACTCTACCTCCTCTACCCAACTAGGTAAAATGTAAAAACCATTAGATTCTACGAGTTCCAAGGATAGATACTTAGTATTGTCTTTAATCATAACGTTTTCTTCTTCACAACTGATAAAGTCGTTGTTGCCAAACAAATTTTCATAAGATACCACTTTCATAATTTTACCTCACTTCGTTAAAAAAACTAGGATTTAAAACCCAATAGGACGAATGTTTTTTGTCAATTGGGAATCTAATCCCAAAATACGATGGATTAATACTTTAGGCAGCTCAACCATCGTTCTTACACCATTAATATATCACAGGATATACAATATGTCAAGGTTATAAAAACAAGATTTTTAAAAAACACACAAAATTAATTTCTTTCTAAGCATGACATTTCTTGTAGCTTTTCAGAACCAAAGGCATCAATCCATTTCAGAGAACCATCGTCTAGCCATTCGTATACAGACATAAAGTAATGTAGATTATCGTATTCATTATCAAAGATACTGATTGAGTCTACGTGTTCTACCGCTTCGGCATACAACAGTAATTTCTCTTGCATATTGTCGTCAAACAAGCCTAAGATTCTTGGGAAATCATTCGGACTGTCAACAAATTCATAGAACGAAACGCCACAAGATGTTCTACCAGTGACTTCATTATAGATACCCTCGATGTTTTCATCATCCAGTTTATTCAACGTATCATACCAATGTTTATTATCTTGTAATCGTTGGTCGATTTCGGATTGCAACTGTAGACATCTTTGTTTGGCTTCGTCAAATGTTTCATATATAAAGTCAATATCTTCATGGTAGTCTTCCCATTGTCCACAACCATATTTAACCATATACAATGTTTTCATCTATGCGACCCCCATTATAAAATCATGAAACGACATAAAGTCTTTAAAGTCGGTAGACGTATGTGTCACCGTATTATCTACCGTTATTTTATACCCAGCGTATACATGGATGTTATACAATGTATCGCCAATCGTTAATTCTGTTGGATTATTAATCGGTTCTACAAAATTGAACATCTGATTGATATGAAACAATGTATCTGATGTTATTTTATCCATTGCTTTCCTCCGTTAATGTTGCCATGGCTACGTAATCATCATGATGTGGCTTACGTTTCAAATACTCGATATAATCGTTGAACGCACCAATGTTACTGAATTGATTGATACAATTGGTTGGAACATCGTCAAGAAAACGAATGGCAATCCAACCGTTATCAAATTGTGTAATAAACCGATAACCATTCACAGTATACTCTTTGTTAATCATTGAAGACACACAAGTGCCATCTAATAGTGCATATCCCATTGTTTACCCAGCTTTCTTAAAACCACAACGATTTCTGACTTTGCCTTTGCGGTTGACACAACAACGCAAACATAATTTACACGCATAATTATATGGTGGTTCACAATACATTGGTCGTACATCAATCCACTTTTGTTTTCTAATTCCGATTCTTTTCGGTAGATTGTCGTATTTACTCATTATTTTTCGGATACTTGACCACACGCACGTTTAAATCTGGTGCATACTTATTAATATCTTCCCTTGTTTTTAATAATGCTTTACGACCAGTCGCATCACACTCTGGATTATCAACCGCCAATGCAAACGTAATATCTCCGTTGTATCGCTTTTGTAATTCCCATAGTAAACCAATCTGGTCTTTCGTGAGTCGTCCACCAAGATACCCAACACACGGAATACCCTGTTGATGTGCAGACATGACATCAAGATAACCCTCGGCAACATGAAGTACACCATTCGGATGTAACATCTTGACTGCACGATGGTAATTAAACAGTAGTTGTCGCTTAACGAACACATCGTCTTCTTTGGTATTCTTATATTTTGGTTCATTGGTTTCTTCCAATCTTCTCTTGGAAAACCCAACGATACGACCATAGGCATCTTGAATTGGAATCACGATACCAGACGATTGGACACCCAAGAAACCACCCTTGTCATATCCAATCAGAAAATCTTCCAACGTATCATCGTTAATACCTCGTTTAACATTCATGTATTCACGAACGGCATCAACGGCTTTATGATACTTGATGGCAATTTTGGTATTCTGACCAACGATGCTTTTCTGTTTTTGATACACAGGGTCGTCTGTAGATACCTCATACTTTTCCGCCAAGGCTTCAACCGCTTGATAGAATGGTAGACCCTCTACCTCTGCGTAGAAACCGATTACATCACCAGATGAACCACATTTATGACAATAGTATCTGTCACCAAGAATACAAAACTCTGTTGGATTATCTCCGTGACATATTGGACAAGTACCCCTTGGGATTTTACCACCGTTTCGTGATAACGTAGTATATTCTTCAACTAACTCCTGTAAGTCAATCTTGTACTTTAAGGTTGAAATTGTATTCATCTGGGTATTCCTCCTGTAGAGTTTTTAACTGGTGCTGCAATTCATAGTCAATAGATGGGTCAATACAACATTTTAAATCATACAGTTGACTGACTGCCGTTCTTACCGAGATAATATCTTTATCTTGACACACTTGTTTGAATGGGATATATTTTGGTACATTCTCAATGTGTGTAACAAAGTGTTGTTCTCCGCTATTGTCAATTCTATAGATGGATGTATGGTCATATAAGAACAAAGTATCCTTTGGGTTATATGGCTCTTGGTAGATATTCGCCAGCTTGATTAAAGCATCATACAAAATGTATATCGCTTGGGATATATCTTCGTTGACTGTAAATATCTTGTCTAAGAACTCATATCTGTTTTGGTAAAAGTTTTCAACGGATATGACACCATCTGGAAGAACATCGTTAATACCAATGAACGTATAATCAGTTGCCCTATGTGTCCATGCGTTTTTATCGTTTTCCAATACCAACCAGCCATCTTCCGTTTTCTGAATTGAACTGATATGGTTTATCCGTATAAATTCCAACAGATGTATTAGATTATGTCTGACAATCGTTGCCGTTGTCAGTTGTAGTCGAATAAATGAATCCATGTTACGCCCCCCAATAATTTATATCGCTCGATTCCCATAGTTCTCGTTCTGTGGTAATCTTGCGTTTTTTGTGACCGAATACAAATGTACGATTCCGATTATGGTCAACAATGAACAAATACGTTGTGATGCATCGCTTGTACCAACCGAATGAACAGTTGTCAGAATTTAGAGTATGTGACTCGACACGTCCATTCAATGTCAATCTAAGCAGAGAACCAACGGTAAACGCATCAAAGATAACAACTGCTTTTGGTTCTTTCAATGAAGTCAAGATGTCTTCCTCTTTCGTGCAGTTCAAGGTATACCAAAATCTAAACAGTTTCTTTCGTCTGATTAGACCATTGACGGTCAATCGCTTAATGTATCGTTTGGGTTTTGGTTGTTGTTTGTTGACGACCAAGAACCCAAGTTGTTTGACTTTACGCATTATCGTCAAACCACTTCTCTAAATCAAAGGCTTGTCGTTCACGGATTACCGTATTCGTATTGGCTTTCGCAAATTCTTTAGCATTTAGTTCGTTTGCTGCAATGAACACATCGGTAAGTGACATTTCTGTTTTCTCTAGTGTATCCATGTACTTGTACAGTTTCAACATTGAGTTTTCGTCAATCTGCATGAAGAACGAACGGACTTTAAAAAATTCCGAAGACGGTTTGCCGTTATGGAACGCACCATTGGTTGTACATTTCTTGAAGTACATCATGGCAAGTGTCCAAGCTTTCTTCTTAAAGTCCTTGTCGATAAAGTTTTGTGCCGTCATTGTATGACCTCCTTTCATTTCTTTCCGACTTGATACACATACATTGTACCATACGTAAGTGGACAAGTCAACACAAATTATTATCTGACTTGTAACAACCGCCAAGGGCGGTTACGGCTTTGCCGTTTTCTTCAGTTTCGTGTTATCTTTTGTATTTCTGAACGTAAGTGAAGAATACAAAAGATAACCAAACAAGTATTCACTTATGTTTTAACCCTAGGAGCATACCTTAGGTATGGACATAAGTTTTAAACCTAGGTGAAAAACATAAGAGAGAAAACCCTTGTATGAAACTTTTGTTTTCACATAGGAGGGTAAACTATAGTATTTTCTTATGTTTTAAACTTAGGTTTGATAGGGTATCACAAAAGTCTAATTTTGTCAAGGGATTTTCTTATGTATTTTTATAAATTTTTATCGTATGTTTTACACAAAATATACAATCGTTGATTGAACGCCAAAATACCCAAGCCGTATTTGACTTGGGTTGATTTTGGTTCTCAATATTTAGTTTTTAACCAAGGTGTTTACTTTTGCTAGAATGGGATGTCTTCGGAAGTGTCAAATGTGTCACTCATAGAAGAACCATAAGAGCCAACATCATCGGATGCAGAACCACCGAAAGCACCACCAGCACCACCAGTCACAAGGTCAATGACTTGAATGCCTTTGAGTTTGAGAGATACACCGTACATCATAGCAGTTTCGTATGGACGTACACCAATCCAAAGGGCAATCTTAGAGCCACTCCAGATAGCAGTCTTTTCATCCATTGGTTTTTTATCACCGTCAACCAAACGTACCACATTCTCACGTGTGTCACCATTTTTGTCGGTGAACTCTATTTGCGTAGATGCCTTTAATTGGTATCCGTAATCTTTTTTCTTGGTCAATGTAAAGGTTGGACGGTCTGTTTCTTTACCGTTTTCTTCACGTTGTTTGCAAGTGTTTGAAGACTCCCAGATTTTAACCAACTTTTCTTTCAAGGCTTCTGCATCTGCATCGTCCAAGTGCATCGTTACCGTGTACTTGCGACCACCAGCGAAGTCGTCAATAACTCCATTGATTTTCACAAACACAGATTCACCAACAGGTGTCATTACATCAGTAATCTTGTCAAGTGGTTTTTCTTTTGCCATATTCTTTTGTTCCTTTTCTGTGAAAAAAATACTTTTGCGGTAAAACTTTCCGCACTTGTATTATCGCACAAGTTGTGGTATACTGTCAATAGTGAATTTAAGAATTTTCATCGGAGGTAAAATATGGCGGATAACTTTATTCATACGCATCTGCACTCACAGTTTTCAAACTATGGGATGAAAGATGCAATTAGTTCTGTGGATGGTATCATCCAGCGTGTACACGAATTGGGGCAACGTGGCTTTGCACTCACAGACCATAATGGTTGCTCTGGATTGATTGACACGTATGTGCATCTACAGAAATATAACAAGAAACACAACACAAATTTAAAACTGTTGATGGGGTCAGAGTTGTATTATACGTATGACGTGACCATTAAAGATAAATCGTATTCACATATATTGTTTCTTGCGAAGAATCAAGTTGGTCTTGAAAATCTGTTTAGATTGACAACGGAAGCACATCGGCATTATTATTACAAGTCAAGAATTGATTTAGATATAATCAAGCAGTACTCCGAGGGGTTAATCTGTACATCGGCTTGCATGGGTGGATGGCTAAAAGGTGACAATCGTGAGTCTTTAATTCCCCAGTTTAAAGACATCTTCGGTGACGACTTGTATTTTGAAATACACACGTATCAGCATGAAGACCAAAAGCGTTTCAATGCAATGGTTGCAGAAATGGGTGCAAAATATGATGTGCCATTGATTGCCGCTTGCGATTCTCATTATGTACACGAGGAAGATTATGCTTTACATAAAGCGTTCCGTGGTCGTTCACAAGATGATGATGAAGACCAATACTATGGTTCAAATGACTTCTTTATTCAATCGGAAGAACAAGTGTTTGACCGTCTGTATCCACAATTCGGTATTGACATGGTTGAAACGATGGTTAAGAATACCAATGTTATTTTTGACAAATGTAACGCACAGGTTGATTTTGACCTTAATGTATACCCAAAGTATGTTAAAGATGGGGATGTAAAACCTGTGTTTTTACAGGCTTTGCGTGACGGATATAAACAAAAGATTGTCGGCAAGGTTACACCAGAGTTTAAAAAACGTGTTGACGAACGTGTTCCACACGAGATTAATATCCTTGAACAAGTTGGGTATATGGATTATCTGTTGATAACCAAAGATATTCTCGATGCTTGTCGTAAGCGTGGCATCCCAGTTGGTCACGGTCGTGGTTCGGTCGGAGGATGTGAATGTGCATATTTATTAGATATTACATCTTTGGATGCCATTACGAACAATCTGTATTTTGAACGGTTTGCAAACCCAAATCGTGTATCACCCCCAGACGTTGACAACGATTGCTCTAAGGTACGCAGAGGAGAAGTCATTCAATATCTGGAAGAAAAATATAAATATGTATACCAATGTCGTACATTTTCATACATGAAAGCATCTGGTGCATTAAAAGAAGCCGCACGTTGTTTAAACATAGACCATGCCATCGCAGATGCATACTCAAAGAAAATCAAGGATGTATCTTTTGACGATGACGAAGATTATCACGATAATGACCTAGAGTATGCTAAGTTAGACCATGTAAACGATGGTAAGCATCAAGAGATGTTCGACTTGGCAAAGCAATTAGTTGGTATCATGACTGGCTTTGGAAAACACGCATCGGCAGTCATTGTATCAAACCAAGATATTACCAAGTATTGCTCTTTAGAAATGCAAAAAGATTCTAAAACAAAAGAAGAAACATTTGTGGCATCCACAAACTTTAAACATTTAGAATCTATGGGTTTTCTAAAAGAAGATATTCTTGGTCTTAGAACCTTGGATGTAATCAATGATTGTGTAACGATGGCTGGTGTTAAAAACAGTCTTGACTTAGCAAAATTACCTTGGGATGATAAGCCTACGTTGGATTTACTCTGTAAAGGTGACACGCTTGGTGTTTTTCAAATGAAATCACCGGGAATGATTAGAACTCTCAAAAGTATTGCACCAAAGAACTTTATTGACTTAATCGCCGTAGTTGCCTTGTATCGACCAGCGTGTATTTTAACAGGTATGCTTGATGAGTATATCGAACGTAGACAGGGCAAACCGTTTGAATACTTGGATGAACGATTAGAAGAACCATTGGGTGAAACATATGGGATTATGGTATTCCAAGAACAAATCATGCGTGTATGTCAGATTATCGCTGGGTATTCAATGGCGGAAGCCGATACCGTAAGACGTGCGGTTGGTAAAAAAGACCACGATTTAATGCAAGAGATTACGGCGGAATTTGTTGACCGTGCGGTTGCGAATGGTACAAATGAAGATGTAGCAAAACAAATCTTAGATATGATTATTGCAGCAGCAAGCTATGGATTTAATAAGGCTCATTCTCAATCATACGGCTACATGGCATACATAACGGCATACTTAAAGACTCATTATCCGTTGGAATTTTATGTGGCAACCATCAACTCCGAAGATGGCAACCAAGAGAAAATCTTGCCGTATATCCAAGAGATTAAACGCAAGGGCATCGAGATATTACCACCAGATTTACGCCATAGTGACCGCCAGTGGTCAGTCGATGGTAATGCCATTCGTGTAGGTCTTGCGTACATCAAGGGTATCAACAAGATTGAGAAACCACAACAGTATACACGAGATGCCATCTTTAGTAAATACACTAAGTTGCAACTAGAGGGTTTAGTTGGTAGTGGTGCATTAGACTTCTTGGGGGAAACAAATGAACTCATGGCATTAATTCCCAAGTATAAGTCATTCGATAGTGACCGCAAGAACGCACAAAATAAGATTGACGAATGGAATGTTAAATTGCGTGACCACCAACAGTTGATACAAACGGAATCACCAACGGCAACACCAAAGCAATTACAATCCATGGAAAAGAAATTGGCGAACATACAAAAGAAAATCCAAGAATGGACATCTAAGTATGACTCCATAACCCTCCTAGAATCGCCAGATTTGACCGCTAAGGTGCCTCTGTCTACTCTTAGATATAAATACCTTGGGTGTTCTTTTGAGAACCCATTAATGGAATATAACACAGAATTGGCAAACGGTCGTGATGTCAAGGCGATTATCGTTTCTGATTTCAAACAAAGAACAACCAAGACTGGTAAACCAATGGCATATGTGTTTGACCATCTGGGGAACAAGTATGTTATGTGGTCTTCATACTTGGTTGAAATGAAAGCTGGTGTTGGGTATTATATTCAATTACGTGGCGATTGTATCACCAAGGCGAAACCATTGGAATTAAAGAAATAACCGTATAAACGCAAAAAATTGGGGATATACCAACTAAGGTATATCCCCATTTGTTTTATATCAGAGAATTTGTATACATCCACTACTGTATACTGTAGAGATAATTAGACCACCATCCAATCATTTAACCGCAAGATATACAACCGTTGCACCCAATAACACATTAATGAGTTTGGCTCGTTGTTGACTCCGTTGTGCTTTCTTGATTATCTCTTTTTGCTGCGTTAAGTATATTTCGGCTTTCTCTAATGAGATTCTTTGCGTTTGCAGCGTCTGTTCTTGCTGCTTTAACAAGTTCTGTGCTTCGGTCAATTGCTTCCGTTGTTCTACGATTAGCGTTGATGCTTCCATCAATTGTTTGTTCGATTCGCTCGTTGATAACTTGGCTGCTTGTAACTGCATTTCCAATTCGTTGATTGTACTCAATTGATTGTCGATTGTACTCTCTAGCGTTGTTAAGTTCTCTTGTAGCGTTTTGTATTGGTGTTGTGTCAATGTTACTAGAGGAGCTTGTCCATAAGAATAACCCAATGGCAATAAACATAAGAACCCCAATAGCAATCCAAATCGAATACTTTGGATTTGACCGAATATATGTTTTAATTTGTTCATTCATTGTTTCTCCGTTATGGTTTAACAATTGTTCCACGTTCGTATTCAATGTTCTCCAACACGTTTACTTTGTTTTGTAACATTGAACGATCATGTCGTGTCACCTGTAGTTCCAATTGTGTTTTATGCAATTCAATTTCGGTTTGTCGCAATTGTTGTTCATGTGCGTGTATACCGCTAAACAGTAGATATACACACACGAACAAACCAATTAAACATACCGCAAACACAGTACCAATCGTTTTCATTAATGGTGGTTTTGCAACTTTGTAATGCATCATATGTCAATACCCCATTCATTATGTGCGATGTATCGTGCGTTACCACGAATGTTGTCGCCACCAGACCACGGTTGGTCATTCTCGTGTAAAACCCATAAATCCCATCGTTCACACGTGGAATCTGGACCGTAAGTATTGTTTGGGTATGGCGTTGGGTCGTTGTAACACAAGTCCATACCATCTTTATTATCTGCGGCTTCCGCATGAGTCATTACGTGTTGGATGTCCAATGGAATACCGATTTGAATACACAATAATGCTACCAGCCAGCTGAGGGCGTAAATTTGTTGTTCAGTCGGTGGTTCTGTACCCATGTTTGTCGGATTGATGGCATCCCAGCAACCGTTCAAAGTGATACCGATGGCACGACTGTTTCGCATATACGTATGGTCACGGTGTTCCGTTAGTAAATCAACATCGGTATACATTTTACCGTCTTTGTCAATACAAATGTGGTATTTATCGGTATGGCTTTGGTTGTAGTGACCAGCAGACCAATGCAAGTATATATGGTCGATATAACCACTTGCACTTGTAGCCATACTCATTAGTTCGTCTTTTTCGATGGTTCTCATTTTGTATCTCCTGTGGTGTTAATACTAGAAGTGGATTGTGCGTGTGCTTTAGCATCTAATTCATCGGATTCTCCATTGCCATCTGAATCAATTAAAGCCACGCCATACGCAAGTACGCCAGCAACAGTCTGTGTTGAGAAGATTACGGATACGAATAATCGTAATTCCGACAATAGAGAAACCAGAATTGTTACGTTTAAACCAACGTGCATTGCATAGATTGCGTACAACCAAACACCCAAGTACATAAATATTGGGATGAACGAGGTTGTAATCACAAACTTTACAAACTGTAGTGATTTGATGTTAATATGGGCGGTTCGCACTTTGGTGTAATAACCCTTGATTGAATCAATAATGTTATTCATTGGTATCACCGCCCTTTCAAGGATTCCTCAATGGACTCCATGCGAGAATCCAAGTGTCGAACATCTGATTCTATAGATGTTAAACGTATGGCTTGATTGTATCGGTCTACTCGACCTGTTTCTATATCTTTCAATATGGTTTCAACAACTTTAGTTAGATTGTCGATTGACACCTTTAAAGGGTTAATGATTACAAACTTGAAGATAACCCCTATGATTGCCCCAACAGATGCCAAGATACCACATATGAGAGATACCATTGTTAGTATTTCCATTGATGTCCTTTCTATAAGAGATTTTGTGAAAATATTGGGGATACATTGGTTTGTATCCCCTTGTGTTTTTTATAGAGAGTCTTGAGATGTAAGGATTGTATTTGGAGTAAATCGGTAGATGATATTAAAGGCTGTAGGTTTAAAAATCATTACGTTTGATGTGCCAATTTGCAATGCTTTACCAATATAAGGAGCAGAGTGTTGATTGCTTGTTTCTACAGAGGTGAATATTCTTTCTTCATCACGTGCATATCCTCTCTCTTTATAATAAGAGAAATCAATCTTAAGATTTACGCCATGTCCAATACCTCGTGCAATTTCATCAAGAGCGGATGCAGAAAAAGGTGTCCACATTTGGCTAGTAAGTATATCGTCAATGATTAATGTGTCTATGTCGCTAATTTTTGTTAACACATAATCTTTGATTGTTTTGATTTTATTCGCATCTAGTGTTGGTTGCAAACCAAGGTTACTACCTGTATGAACTAACTCAACAACTTTGTTATCATAAATTGAAACTCTAACTGGATTATCTGAATTTACACGAAGTTCTTTTGTTTCAACCAAAGAACCCTTATCGAAGACAGAACTTAAATTACCAAAAGCGACATTAATGTCCGAGAGATGATTGTCAACATATCCAAAGTATTGTGCCACGTAAGAGTCGCCAGTATTAGAACTTGAAACAGTCACATCAGCGAGTCCAGTAGAGTTAAATTCAACGGTTTTATTGTCAATTTTTACTTTGAAATGAGGCTCGCCACTAAATGTTATATTTGGTGAACCAGCCAATACTGTGGACTGTAAAGCTATTGGTCGATAATCTGTACGTGGCAATGGTTTTCCCCAGTTGCCAATAATGGCAGTAAACACAGAATCCACGGTATCATCTTCGCACCATACATTGTTTTGCAACAAGGTTTGTCGTGCCGTAAGTGCAGATGCGGATTCACCATCTTGACCCTTTAGTGTTAGTAACCATTCTTTTTCTGTACCCAAGAAACCGTTACGGACGGCAATACGGTATGCATCGTCACCATCTCGACCGTCTATACCATCTCTCCCGGGTTTTCCCTCAAAGTTTGGAATATTGATGTTGACTTGAATTGGGTCAACAATAGACATTTTTTGGATTGCTTCTTCGTTTGGCATGATTGTATGCTCCTTTGGTTTAAAATTAATGCATGGAAATGTCGTGGATAATCTCGATTTCACCCATGACAAGTTTCCACGATTTAGAATCTTTTTGAATGAAAACATCGTATTTACCCCTCTTGATTTGACGATTAAGTGTTAATGTATCTTCATATGGAAACCATACGACTACGCCGTGTTCATATACAATACAAGTCGCCTGTAGTAAAACATTATCTTTCAAATCACGGATTTTACACACGGCAGTTGCATCGGTTAAATCAATTGATTCATCAACGGAATACAACCGATTCCAATCTGCTCCAACGTGCATAATCTCGTCTTCAACACGAATCCAGTCTTTCATTGGTATACCTCCTTTCTATTGTTCTATAGATGTCACCAGCGGTTGACCATCCGTATTTTGCGGAACATTTGTTTTCTCGTTGACTTTAACGGTCAACCAACCTGTGATATGTTTTGTTGGGTCTGTTACGTTGTTTGAAACATATGACTGATTTGTGTTTACCATGCCGATTGTGATATTGGCATCTCGGTAGAACGGATGTTCTGGAGGTTGTATAATCATACCAACATTTGGAGAATTAAATGTATCACCAGATACTTGAACGCTTAAGATTTCATACACAAAATCACTTGGGTTTTTACCACTTGGAATTGGAATGAAATCTCCATGTGCTACACGATAAATGTTATCGGTTGATGTTTGTGTGTCTTCCATCTGCTTGCGAAGTTTTTTGATTTTATTGTTTAACGCAACGTATGGGTCAAGGTTTGGTAAATCTGGCAATACAGGCGTTGTATCTTCTTGAATGACCGCATCTGTTGCACCAGAGGTTGATTGAACATTTGTTTGTTCTTTTAGTTTTGGTTCTCCGTCATTACCCTTGATGTAATTACCAGACATATACAATTGGTATATTTCGTAAGATACTGTTTCGTCTGTTTCTATGGCGGAAACATAAAAATTCATGGGGTCTTGCCCCATGAACGATACGTTATAATACATTACAATTCCTCCGTAATAAATACTGCACCGTCAAATGGTTGTGTGTTTGTGATTCTAATAGAGCCACCATCGTTACCATACGGTCCAGATGGGAAATGGATTTCTTTACCAACGGTAACATCTGGACATTCACCAATCGTAATCGTGTAATTTGACACTCCAGTTGGTACGTTGACATTATATGTGACTGCTTTGGATAACCCCATCTGCCATTCAATGTTCCACCACATATCACGTGCGTAACCGTTGGGATTGCCACCACCGCCACCAGTGAATGTAAACGATGGACAACCAACGAGTTCACCGAATACACCAAGGTTTTTCGTGTCGTCATTCACATCGCCACGACCTTGATAGTTACCGTCTGGGAAACGTAAGAACTCTGTTGGATTGTTTTGAAGATTACGTCTGTTTGTAAAGTTTGCGTTAAAGAATGACACATTGTTGCCAGCCAAGACATAACAAGGCATTGACAACCCATCGCCACCCCAAGTAGATACATTGTCTGTACCAACTTTAAAAGCATTAGCCATAAAATAAAGAGAACCTTTTTCGTTATGTTTCGATGATTCATGTACAGAATGGAACGATTGTTTATACGGTTGTTGATTATTGAGTGACAAATTAGTTGCGTAACCAGATGTTTTATAATTAATGCCATTACCAACAATTCTTGTTTCAGAAGACTGTGGTCTTACTCCCCTAGATGCAACCGATGCACCAATCATGGTAATCTTAAATCGTTTGCCAGTCGGTGTAAACGTATATGTTCCACGACCAGTAAACTTAGTTGTCTTATAGTTTGTATGTGATGCCACAAAGTAGTTTTCTTTTGGCACATTCACGGCAAACCATTGTACAGGCTCTGGGGAACGAATACCAAAGTATGTTCCCTCTGGGAGCGATGGTATGTTCGCAATTTTAAACCAAGGATTGCTTGGCGTAATAGCAAACGCTGGAATTGCACAAGCGATTACGTTTTGACCTTTGCGTAAGCGAATTGCGATGATTTTTCTAGGGATTTTCTCATAGTCAATCATCCATTGTTTGTATTGTTGAAACTCATAATGACCACTATAAGTAGAACCACTACCACTTCCAGTAAAAACAGTTTTGCCTTTGCCAGATGCCATTGGCGACAACCACTTTTTAGAGTTTTCTGGTGGATTTCCCCATCCAGCACCCTCGACATTTATGCTATCGTATTGTTTTCCTAGGGATGTCCATACGTCAACACCAACTTCTGGTATCTCTATGGAAACATACGTATCGGCTTCACTATAGATGTAAACTCGATTGGTAAGTGTGCCTGTTGAGTATCTTGATGGTGCAAAGTTATTAAGATTTGTTCTCCCCCAAGGTCTACCCCCATAGTACATCTCACCGTTGCAATATTGGGTGATACGTGCGTGAATGTCAAAGCCTTTTTTAGACACATTGACTGCCTTGGTTTCCATTGTTCCTTGCAGATAATTGTCAGCTGCACTCATATTTTGACCCAAGTTCATCTTTTGGGGAACAACAAAGACCATTGGTTCTGAATCCCAATTTAAGTCGATATGGTCGCCATCGTTTGCGATACCAAAGACCATTTGTTGGATGGCACTATAGGCAACACCTTTAGAGTCATACCACTTGATGCCATCCTTAGTTAATGCAGTAAATGAACCGTTTTCATTACTCATGCGGATACCGCTGGCATCAATACGAACGCCACCACCCTTGATTTGCATACCAGATTCTTGCAAGTCAAGAATAGAACTCATGAGTTTGTCAGTACTGATTGTACCAGCTTCGATGTTCTTCGCCACAACACCTTTATCGAATACGGAATCAGATGTAACGTGCAATAGCTTACCGTCAATTTGAGTACCACCGCTTGATTGATTAATCCGACTTAGAATTTCATCGCCAGATAAAGACTTAATAGAAGATTCAATTGTACTTGCGAGTTGTGTTACTCGTGATTGAACCTGTGAGTCAATATCTCTGATTTTTGCATCCAAAGCACTTGCCGTTTGTGTAATCGTGGATTCCATGTGGTGTTGTGCATCCGTGATTTGTTGTTTCATGGCTTCGGCTGCTTTGGTGATTTCTAATTTTGCACCACCGATTGAATTTTGGATTTGTTCTGTGACCGCATTTTGTATCCGTGTGTTGATTGTATCAATGTTTGCTTGCATCTGTTCAACACTTTGGATTGCTGCGGTTGCACGATTAATTAAATCTTGGTTGATGTTCTGTTTAATTACCGCACTCTGACCAGAAGAAAATTGACCAGTACCAAAGTAATCTTCATATGCATAAGACACATTGTAAACCGCTGGGTCGTCAACATATGTAAATACATTGGTATCGGTTCTAAAGTCTTTATCATTGACTCTAAAAACAGTTTTCAATATCGGTGGATTTGTCTTTGGTGTATCCTTTAATACCACTTGGAACGCACCAGATTGTGATTTAATGTAATTTAATTGTGGAACATTTAATTCTGGATAATTATACGTTACAAAATTAGATGGACCAGCGACATTATCAATGTTTACACCACGTACATAAATCTTTCCAGTACGCATTGTTAATGTAATTGGTGCTTCATTGTCAACTGATACGACTGCTCCGTTATTAAAGAATCCTGTTGTGGAAATCTCATAGTGGTCTATGTCAGTATTTTTGATTATATCCCATGTGATTCTTGCTTCGTCTGTTACCCTTAGTTTCAAGTTTTGTGGCATCTCTGGTGTGCCAAATTTGGATACAACGGTGTACGTTGGAGCGGACATAGATTCCTCATGTTCGATACCTTTGGAATCGTTTGGTATAATACGTGCGTTAATTGTGTCGCCACGCTTAAGACCCATGATAGTTGTGATACCTTTGGATTCTCCATAGTTTTTCCATTCGCCAGCCACACCATTGCTTATAGCTTGGATATAAACAGATGCAGAACGGAACTCGATGTCGTCTGGTTCATCAAAGGATAATACGATGTCGTATGTTGGTAAGCCATCGACTTTACCACGGTAGATTTGATTGAATTGAATGTTCTCAACAGGCTTAACAGTCGCTGGTGTTAAATTAATTGGTTTGTCGTTACCGACTGTACCGAATACCTTTAGAGATGCACCGAATGTATCATCATAGATTGATGGATTGTATTGACGTGCGGTAATTTCAAATGTGCCGTCTTCTTCTTTTATTTCGGTGATACGTGCTTGTTGGTTAGTAAATAACTCTTGTTTAACACCGTCTTCGTCAATGTATGTTTTGGAGATTGTTACAATATCCCCAGCTTCCAAGTGAGAAGCCATAAGACCTGTTTTGAATGTAACCGTAATCGGACACAAGCGAATAATATCTCGTGCGATTTTCCCAAGTCGCAAGCATTGAGTTTGTCTGCGAACACCCTTGAAGTCAATATCTTGTTCCACAGGTCTACCAATGCCGATTGGCGGAGGTAATTGATTTGTGGCATCTTCAACGATTAATTTAACCGCAGTATAATCCAATGCTGGTTCTACATATGTCAAATTAAACTTGTTTGGACTTTGGTCAATAGATGCGGATTTATAACTAAGGGTTTCTTCCACAATGTTATCATCGTTGAACGCATACACAGGTTGTTCTAATCGTTCGCACCGTAGTTTAATTGAATTGTTTGAAAACACAATAAAACCAAGGAATGAGTTCAAAATAGATTGAATGTTTTCTTGATGTGTTTTTGTTTCGTTCAAGCATATATCAAGTTGATACCTTGGTTCTGTTTTTGTGACACCGTATGGGTCATTGTATGTGATTTCTTCGTCACAATAGTTTGCCACATCGGTAAACGATTCCATGTCAAGAATATCTGGTGTAACATACCGACCAGCACCGTATGTTTTATTTGTCAAGTAATCATATAAACATACAACAGGGTTCTTAGAGTATTTATACTGTTTGTCACGCCAATCGTATACAATCATGCCTTGGACAATGGCAGTCACCGTTGGATTACCAGCACCCATTTTTTCAGAGTATCGTAAGTCGGCATGAACATATGCCATATTCGGATAACCGCCTGTTGTTAGATATTGGTCTGGTGCATCTTGGTCTTTACCGCCAAAGTGTGTATAAACCGTAGAATTACTACCGTCTTGACTGCCGTTCGTCATACAGTATACATCTCGTTTATAACATGGTGATTCACCAAAGGTATCTAAACAGGATGGAGAGTTTTGACAAATAACAGGATTGACCAACTCCCAACCATCGGTTTGTAAGTCGGATAGATATGTGTCACCCAAGATAATTTGATAGATTTTACCAAACGTATTACAAGCCAATGAATACTGTAGGTCAATCGTTGTATTATCGTCTGTTAAGAAGATATATACAGTTTTCCCATTGGCAGTCAACTTTAGCTTCTTAAACTTGTTAAATGACCCATAGTCTACGTTATCTTGGTAGATTGATTGTTGTGATGCGTTTGGTTTGTGACCCATAAAGCCACGTTTTTCCGCAACGCCTGTTTCAACAGATACTTTTGCATCTGGATATTTATTATTACGAATACCAAACACAGGTATTTTCGTTTGTTTCGTTTCATTCAAACGTTGTACGCTTGTTAGATAACCATTAGCAGTAACACCGAAGATGTCGTGGATTTTACCCTCGCAAAGAACCACGTCTTTGTCCAAGCGTTTACCACCAACGTCCATTTTATGGAATGTCTGTAAACCACCAACCTTAGTTTGTCCATAGACAATAGGGATTGTACCCTCAGATGTTACTTGGTTATTCTTGGAGTCGAATGTTGATTCTGGTGTTGATTGCTTTGGTGATTTATCGAATAGACCACCAATGGACATACCAAGGGATAGACCGTACATAACACGGCTAAATACAGATACACCCTTTAAGAACGCCCAAGCACCACCGCCAAAACCAAAGGCAATACCAGCAGCAAGACCAATGAATTTTGCTACACGACCTTTACCGCCCTTGCCACCGCCTTTACCCATATATTAATACCTCGCTTCGTTTCGTTAAATTGAAAATTTAAGTACGTACCGTAAATTCAAATGGTACAGATAAGAACCCAGCATATCGCTTTTGATTGCCATGTCGTTTACAATCCGTTGGTGTTTTGTCGCACCCAGATTGGATTGTCGCTTGTTGACCAATTAGAACATCTGGTGATTGTAATAATGGATATTCTAGGTAGATACCAGAACCAGCATCTTTAAAGTCAACAATCTTACGTGCTTCACCGCTAATGATTAAGACACCGTTTGTAAATGTCTTTTGGTCTGCTGGGTTGCGGATACCAACACGAAAACCATGTTCATCTTGTGTGATTGAATCAACGGTTGTTTGTAATGTTTCGATTTGTGCTTGACATGACTCATCACCGAATACAGATGTACAAGAATATTGTGTTCTACGACCGCCACGCACGTTCGGAACATCTGTTGTGACCGTTACCTTGAAGATGCCATCTGTTGTTAATTCTGGTGCATCAACACGCCCCATAAACACAGGTTTAATCATGTTTGCGTTGGTTAATGAATCTGGGTATAAAATTCGGTAGATATACACTCGACTGCCTGTGAATGGAATACCCTTAAATAATAATTGAGTAAATTTATCAGTTGCATTAGAAATCTGTAACTCACAAGAGTCAATCGAATTATCTACCGTTTTATCAATCTCACCACGTCTGATTGGTAATGCCAAGTATGTATGACCGTTGAATTGAATATTGACATCACAAGAACATAAATAAAGTGTTAAATTCGGTATGTGTACTTCGTATAATTCAATGTCGAATACCGAACCACTTTCCAATGCTTCTCGAAACGCCACAGGTAAATTAATCATGTATACTTCCTATAGTTATAATAACTTCTCGATTTGTACGTTCGCAGTAAACCCAACGGCATTACCATGAGTACCATTCTCAATTGTAAAATCTCGTAGTACTTTCATGTTAAATTCGTTGGTTGCGAATCTGCATAATTGTTCCTTGCCATATTCATCTATGAATAGAAATGGTCTTGTGTTACCACCAACAGATTCACAAAAGTCTTCAAATATCTTTTGTTGGTCTGTTGTTCCTCGCAAGCTAATTGACCAAGTTCTTTTTGGTGTCACCGCAAGTTGTCGCACTTGTTTCTTGCCAGATTCAAATGTGACCTCTTGTGTGGCAAACTTTAAACCTTTTTCAACCTCGAATATATACGGCAATGGAAACTTTGGATATGTCGCCATTGTTAATTCCTTTCGTTACGCTATTAGCGTTCTTGATGGAAACCACAGTAAAACAATGGTTGCCAATAACTGCGTTTGAATACGGCAGATAGTGATACGTTTTCAATACATGGGACTTGCATCGCCAGTATTTGTCCATTCTGTAGATATACGCCAGTATGTAAGTCGCCATCTACATTAAACACAATCACATCGCCATGTTGCAATTTATCAATATCACGAACCTTGTCAAAGTGTTTTAACAAATACCGTAACACCCTTAGTTGATGATTTTTGTGAAAATCTTCGCATGATGTTGGGTCTTTCTTTCCATCGTCAAAACAATGTTTGTATCCGTGGTCTTTATACCACATACGGCAAACATCGACACAATGATATTGATTCTTTTTATGATTAAAGCCGTATTTCAGACCCAAGTATTTTGTGATGTCTTCCATATGACCTCCAATAGTAATAATGCGAGGGGTTTATCGCCCCTCACATATAGTGTCAAAAATTACACAAAAGTTGTGTTATTTCATTTTCCCAAGTGCCACCAACTTGTTGTACTTCGCCAAGAAGTCTTGGTCAGAAATCGTTTGTTTAACAAACACAGGTTGTGCAATGGATTCATGTGTAGAACCATTGTTTGCCATATAGTTCATCCCCTTAGTCATAGCAGATGTGTTTGCGACCATCTGATTCATCATTCGGTCTTGTCGTTTGGTTTGTTCCGATAATGCCCCTGTAGATGTATTCGGATTTTTCCAATTAGGTTCAATACCTTTGGTTTCACCAACGCCAAGGTCACGTGCAGCTTGATTTAGCAGTTGTAAGCCACGTTTTTTGTCGTTGGTTGGAATAATCCATTCTTTCTTATCGCCCTCACCAACACGAACCAATTGGTCTTTATTGACTGCACCACCGCTGGCGAATTTTAATAAACCGAACTGTCGTGCAAAACCAGCAACAGTACCCAAAGCACCCAACCACTTGTTGTTACCCAAGCCACCAATTTTCATACCAGCGTTGATATACTTAGATACATCGGTTTTATTATCTTTGGAATCCTTGTTGCCCTCTGGTAAGTCAATACTGTTTTTGTCGCCTTGGACATTGCCATAGATTACGGCATCGGTAAATGTCGCTTGACTCCATGCAGTACCGTTTTGAGTATTAGCCAAGAATGTTTCAAAGTTTTTATCAAGATTTTGTGTCGCTTGTGTTGCTAACATTTGTTGGTTTAGTGTTTCGTCAACACCACCAATGTTACCATCTTTTCCAGTCAATTTCTTTAATGGATTGATGCCATCTTGATATTTTTTGTCTTTACGTTTTAATAGATTCTGTAAAAGACCGCCGTTACCATCTTGGATTTTGAATAGCATTTTCAATGTGTCTTCCGCAAGTTGTCGCCATAAGTCTTTCCAAACGTCTTTAAACTTTTTGCCCTCGAATATCATAGAATGGAATACATCATGAGTTTGTTGTCTGATATTCTTATTTAAGTCGTTACCAGTTTTATTGATTTGTACCTGTAGCTTTTTCAATTCGATACCAGCTTTACGGATGTCTGCTTCGGTATATTCTGAATCACCACGCTTAAAGGCTGCAACCATGTCGTTGTATTGTTTTACCTTGATGATATACAATTCAACCAAGCGTTGTGCATTACGAATATCTTTTGTCCAAAAGTTTTCAGATGTACCAACAATTTCCATGTCCAAGTCTTCGTTCTCATGACGGTCTTTTGCCATTTGTGTGGCTTCATCATAATCTTTGTCACGGTACTTATCTTGCATACGATGGGTCATAACTTCATCGTATTTTTTCATGGTTTCTTGCAGTTTTTTAACATCTGCTTTTGGATTGAGTTTGATTAAATCGTCAATCTCTTTTTGGATACCTTGCAGTTTTTCTTTTAAGGCTTGCGATTCTTTTGCCAAGTCAGCTTGCTCTTTTGGCTTCATGGCGCTTTCCATTTCGGCTTCCGCCTTGGCTAACTTTTTAGCAATGTCTTCTATCTTGCTTTGGCGTTCCATGATTTTGTTGGCTCTATCATCAGCAGTCTTCGCATCATCGCCATAAGCCGTATTAGCCAATGCTCTTGCTTTTTGTTGACGTTCTTGACTGTGGATATGAGAGGAACGCTCTACAAATTGGTCAAAATAATACGCATATTCTTCTGGTGTTTGATTAGTCGCACTTTCAAGAACGCTTTTCCAATTGTCTTTTTCTTTGTGTTGCATTTCATACACAAGGAATGCCAATTGAGTTTCAAACGCTTTATAATCAGAGTTGTTATCTCTAGCAAAATCAATTAGGTCTTGTAATCGACTGCCTTGCCATTGTGCAATACCAAAGGCAACACCATCGGATGCTTCTGGGTCTAATCTGTCGTATGATTCTATTTGTAGATTACCAACGATACCATACGCTTGGTTCAAGGTATACCCTTGTTTTAACAAGAAGTCAATTGCCGCACCAGCGTGAGTACCTGTTAGTGGATTTTTAGCTTTGGTTGTTCCACCTGTTTTACCCTTTTTGCCACTATCGCCAGCACCGCCATCTGGTAGTTCACTTCTTGGGTAGCCACCAGTTGTACCACCACCGCCAGAGTTGCCATATAGAGCATTATTGATGCTTTGTAGTTGCTCTGCTCCATCGGCTTGCACTTTAGCTGCGGTAGTTGCCAAGATTTGGTCTGCTTGTTGACCATAATTGTTTGCATCCTCTTGTAAATGCGTGTGTTCATCCTTGACTTGTGATGCCGTATACTTAGCCATTTGTAGATTTCGTTCGGCTTCTTCAATTTGACGACTGTTTGCACCAGCTGCCTTTAAAGCGTTTAATTCACTTTCGGCTTGACCGACTGCTCCATCCGCTTGTTGTAATCGTGCGGCTGCTCTATCGGCTCTCCATTGTTGGAAAGCGTGCATCAACGAGTAATAAGCCAAGCGACATAAATCAATTGCTTTAGTAAATTGTACAATTACGGCAATACGGTCTAACCAACCTTTTTTCTCGTGTTGCAAAGAATCAAGATTGTCTTGCGTTTGTTGTCGAACGGCTTGTGCAGCTTGGAACAATTGTGCCTTTTCATGCTTGATTTGTTGTGCTAATTCGTCTTGTCGCTTTTGTACCGCTTGGGTCATACGTTGGTTTGCTTCGTCTGAATTATCTGCGGTCAAAACAAAGTTGGTTTGTTCTTCGCCAAGAATTTGAATGATACCATCGTGTGCAATTTGGATTTCTTCCGCAGCTTGTTTCGCTTCTTCCGAACCCTGTGTGTATTCTTTTTGTTTTTCGTTCAAACTGTAATAGGCATTAATAAACTGTTCTAAGACACCAGTTGATTCTTGTAAACGTCCATATGTTTCTTCGTAAGATTGCAACAATTGAGAATGAGTATCAATCTGTTGTTGTACTTCTTCACGATTGAACCGCCAAGACAACGCAAGTTGTCCAGCAATAGCGATAGCAGATACGGCGATACCTACCCAACCACCCATAAAGCCTGTGAGTGTGCCAATTTCACTAGCAAGTCCACCAGCTGCACCCTTAAGTCCTTGTAATTTACCTTTGAAACCTGTTGTATTGCCGCTTGCAATTCTTGATGCTCTTGCGTATTTTTCGGCTGCATGAGTCATTTTATTCCAACCAGAAACAACGCTTGTTTTCATGATTTTGAAAACAGAACCCCATTTACGATGTATAACCAATAACCCAAGCATAGCGAATGAAACCATAGCAATAGACGATGGTAAACGTTCTATCCATTTAAACAATGCAAGAACGCCATCTAACATACCCTTGATAACGGTTGACATTGTGCCATTACCAGCGGTAGTCATCATCTTTTCCCATTGTGCGGCAATCTGTTGTATTTTCTTTTGGATTGTATCAAGTTGCATACCAACTTGTGCATTAGTGAAACCCATGGATGTGGAAGACAATCGTAAGGCTTCTAAGTATTCTTTCAAATCCAACATGGCATCAGCTTTATTCCATTGCCATTTACCGCCAGAGATTGCTTTTAACAAGTCTTCCATAGACTCTTTAGACCCTTGTGCCTTAATCATCAAATCAAGCAATACATCGTCTACTTTACGGAATGACCGTTCTCCGTTTTCACCGACTTTGTAAACTTCGATACCAAACTCTTGCAATGCTTTAACGGCTTTCTTAGAGTGAATAGAACCGAAGATGGACTTTAAGGCGTTACCGATTTCACCACCATCTGCTTGTGTTTTACGTGCCATAACGGCAACGAGTGCTTGTGCAGAATGGAATGACACACCGACTTCGGCTGCGGACTGTGCCATACGTTTATTGGCTTCAGACAATGTTTGTGCAGAAACCGTATAGTTATGTGCAAGAGATGTCCATGAGTCAATAATTCGATTTGAAACACTCATTGCATCATTGGTACTATTGATTTGAAAACCCCATTGCATAATAGAGGATTCCAACGCTTTGTTTGCAGACACAATATCGAACGCATCGGCAACCGCAAGTTTGGTTGCTGCATCTGTCAACGCAAGAACGGTATTGTTATCTTTATATGCACGACCCCAAAGTTTGGCAGACTCAATCATCTCATGGCTTGTTGTACCGTATTGTACCGCAAGTCCTTGTAGTTTGCCCTGCATACTCTCTAGTTCAGACTTAAAGATTTCTGCTTCCGCACCGCCAAGTTGAAGACTGTTTTTAAGATTTGATGGGTCAACTTCTAATAAAGACTTGGCAAACGCATTAGTTGCCCCTGTGCCATGTTTCATTACTTGGGCGAAGCCAGCCATATCTTGTTCAACTTTTGGAAAGGCAGATAAAGAATCCATGATTTTATCACCGACCCATAATGCCGCCCAACGTGTTGCAAAATACCCAAGTCGTGAACCAACTTTGTCTAATTCAAAACCCCATCGTGTTAGCGTTGGGATATGCTCTTGTGTGATTTCGTTGATTCTTCGTTGTTGACCATACAAGGTATTTAACTTGCCTTGGATTGTCGTCATTTGTTGAAGATATTGTTCTTTACCTACATTGTTCGCTTTCCATGCTTGGTATAAGACATCGGCTTGGTTCTTAAGTTGGTTAATTTGTGTACCAACTGTCATAGCCTTGTTGCCATCTCTTAATGTGCTATGGTTTGAAGACTCTAGCTTTTTGATTGCATTGGCAGAATCTTGTAGACCTTTGGCAAGTGCTTCGCCATCTTTTTTAAGCGACTGCATTTTGGCAGACATACCATCAAAAGACTTAGATGCAAGATTGCCACTTTGAGCCGTTCTTTCCAACGCATTAGCCAATGTAGCAGTTTTTGTTGTAATGCTATCAAGTTGTCGTGGAAGACCTGTGAATTTAATCTGGATGTCAGAGTTTCTTTTAAGTCGTTCTACGGCTTGTTGCAACTGTAGAATACTAGAGGTTACTCGATTGGTATTCTCGGTTGCTTGACTGTAGTCTATTTTTATGTCATATCCGATTTTTTTGTTTCCCATTAATTATTCTCCTATGATGCGTACCCAGAACTCAAAAGACCACGTACCGCATCTGCCCCTGTGACGGAATCAGAGTCAACAAAAGTATTACTATCGTCTGTATCTGTTTTATTATTTTCGTTTAACGCAACAGATAACCCCTCTAGTTCTGGTAAAGTATATCTCATTAGTGATTCTCTGGTTTCACTCGTGTGTTGTACCAAAGATGCAATTACTAGGTCAAGTCCTGTAGATTTATCTTCGGTAGTTCTTGTGCCATTAGACCCATCATCTTTTTTTTTAATCCGCTAATGGATAGATATTCGTCCAACAGTTGTACACCATTGTCTAAGTCGATTGCGTTAATCAATTCTTTTCGTGGAATACGTAACGCCATCTCAAACAGTTCACACATGGAGTTGAATGCCACATAGTCATATTTCACCTTGCCATTGGCATCTAACACTTCTTTGCCATCTTCGTCTAAAATTGGTGATGGTAAGTTCAAATATAAGTACTGGTCATTTATTTTAGACAATAGACGTTCAACCTTGTTGTAATCTTTTAGCAACATTGGATAAATCTTGTATTCCTTACCGTTTAACATAATGTATTTTTCTTGTGGAATTAAAGTGTTTGACATCTAAAGTTCTCCATATAATAAAAAATAGGGGCATCCGAAGATGCCCCATGTAATTAGCCTTGGATTTCTTGTGTGATTTCCAAGATTTTACCGTCTGTGCGAGTAGTATCGTACATAACTTCAAATTCAAGTTGTGGTGCAGATGCTTTTTGACGTTCATGGTCAATGTCCATTTTGCCAGTCGCTCTAGCACGGAAGATGTGAGTATGAAGCACGACTTTTTTGCCATCGCCCATATCAACAGGATTGGAAACGTGGCGGATTTCAACGAATTGTGGTACGCTAGTTGCTTTCATTGTCGCCTTACGAGAAGTTGTATCAGTACGAAGACCAGATACTTCAATGAATTTGTTTGTTACAGATGTACCCAAAGTAATTACACCAGATGCATCAATTGTAAATTCACCAGCGGATGGAGAACCTTTTGTATACTTTAAGGTTTCACGTTCGTCTTCCATTTGATTATCGTTCGCAAGTACAACGATTGTATCTTCTGGGATAACATTTGTTACACTTGGAACGGTAAATGCAGTACCGCTTGCAATCAATGTAGGTTTTACACTAAAGATTAAAGTACCGTTGTTGTCAACATCAGCACCAGCAGTTACACCAAGGTAATCAAGGTTGAAACGTGCTTCTGTGAAAGATGCTTGAACATTAGATTCTTTATTCAAGATATAGATTGGTGGTAAAGCATCAGAACCATAGACTTTTTCATCAGAGGAACTGAAAGATAGTTTCATTGTTTGAAGTGTACCGAGTTTATAGGCTTCAACTTTGCCATTTACGACACGTTTTGCCCATGCTTCGCCAACACCATTCAATACAAAGTTTTTGCCTGTTTGTTGTGCCATTAATTATCTCCTATGATTACGACCATGTAAAAGGTCTAACACGAAACATATAACCGATTAAGCCAGCCGTACCAGTAGAGAATGAACCCTCGGTATAGATGGACATTTCTTGATAATGTTCCTTTAATAGTTTATTCAAATGTATGTATAAATCATTCACAAGTTTTCTATTGTTAGAACGACCGATGATTCTAAACTCCAGTAAATTCTTGTTGACCATCCAATTCTTGGTATTACCAACAGATGGAATGAATGACATAATTATGTAAATATCTTGTTTTTCATCAACGAGTTCCGCACCAGCAAGACCACGTCTAATCTTAGAGTTCCACTCTTGGATTGATTGTGTGTCCTTTATGCGTAATAACGAAGCCATTTCTTCGTCTTGTCGCAAGATATTCCACAGTTCGTCCAATAGTTGTACCGTATACTTCATGCGATTACTCCTTTAAAAGCATTATCTAGTTGGGTTTCGATATAATCAGATACTGCATCGTCAATAGCTTCATCCAATTCTTTCAACCAATGAACGATTTCTGTTTCAACAACAAACATCGGTTCTTTTGGTTCTAAAGGTTTTAACTTGGATTTCTTCATTGGTTCTTCTAGGTTGATACCCTTGAAGTGACCTTTGGATTTATAATCTGGTACACCCATCGTTGGTGAATGTACAGTTTCTCCCTTATTGCGACCCATGATTGCATTGCCGTGCGATGAACGATTATCGTTATACCAAGATGATGCCATGTATTCTGGTAAGTCTGGGTTGCCAAAATCCCCAAGTTCCGCACTTGTATTCGTTACCATGAACGAACCAGAGCCATACTCTAGGATGAACGCCCCAAGACCTGTAATGTCTAAGCCAAGTCTAACCATGTTGACGCTTGGTGTGAATCTTCTAAGGATTATATGGTGGTCAGTATAGATGCCATCGTCTGCAACCGCCCAGATTTGTTTGATACGGTCAGTCAGTACATCTAAATGGTCTTCTAATACCTTAGCGATTACATCTTGCATTGTCTTCATGTTAGCCACGCTCGTCTGGTGAACATTGCACATATAAGAACGGTGCAAAATCGAACTTGTTTATTACATCAATTTGTAAAAACTGTCCATTGATTTCGATTCTATCCAATAGTGCAACATCCGTATCCCTTGGTAGAATAAATCGCTTTGTAGTAGTTGGTAACAAGCCATAATCGAATAAGTGCATCTTGGAGGACACATCTTCGTATACACATTTTAAGTCTTTCACTTTTATAGTGGTAGATGTACCACTGGTATTGCCATACTCGTCTGTTGTGGTTTCGATACCATAGATATTTACGATTGTATTTGTTGTGTAAAACTCACCCTTATCACCGTTGAATGAGTTTGTTTTTGCGACCAAGAATAACGTATCACCGTTTCTACGTTCGCATATATCGCCAGTTTCCAACGAGGACTCTGACATAAGGTTTCCCCAACGAACATTATTCACAAGAAACCGTTTTGTACCACGACCGATTCGTGTAAATAATACAAACTCTGGTTTTTTACCATCGCATTTAATGGTTTCACGCCATGATGCGAACATTCGTGTACAGTCAAACTTTGGTGTATATTTTTCTCGCATATATACCTCCGTTTAGAATCTGTATCGTGATAACAATGATTTGATTTCGTTTGTAAATAAGTTTGGGTCAGTTAATGAAAATCGTGCATCCAAAGTTGTCATGGAATTTAAGGCGGTGAATGTAGAAACCTGTGATATATTCATCGCAAGCATTGCACAAGCCGTTTTTACTTCTCGTGGAATTTCAGCGAATCCATAGTTGTAACGGACTTTATAAAATCTTGCGTTATGCGAGAATATTTGAGAATATGTCATGGCGGATGTGCTATTAAGTAGATATACATACTTGCTACCATCAAAGTCATACAAGTACGGTTCAATCTCAACTCCGTCTTCGTTTATATCTCGTGTGTGAATTGCTTGAATTGATAGAATGTCAATCACAGGGTCATTCTTTAGAATCAACACGCCTTTGCGATTCGGTTTGACAATTTCGGTGATTTCGTTGGATGTAAATTTCGATTGTCCATTGTTTGTTCCAACGTAGGCATCAATCATAGTCGATGCAAACTGAACGTGACTTTCATCAACTGGAATCATTTGACAATAATCGTCAATTTCTGCTGCATCTAAGTAAACCATGATTTCTCCCTAGGATGCAGAAACTTCGTCTGCTTCCGTACCGTCTTCTCCAGTAGATTTTGTTTTTGGTTTGATAACTTTGCCAGCTTTTTTATCCACAGGTTCTAATACGGCTTCATTCAAAGCGTATTCTTCCTCGGACACCTCAAAGCGACCGTTATCAGCTTCAATAATGCGACCACACAGATAAATACGTGTTGCATTACTGTCTTTTAATGTTACTAACATATGTATCTCCATTCGGTTAAAACATTGGGGTGTCAAAAGACACCCCTGTGATTAATCGTTTGAATTAAGCGTTATTACGCTTCAGTAAATTCAACCTTGAAGTGGGCACCAGCACTAGCACCTTTGGCAACAACTGCATCGAACATTACTGCAACGTATTCATCCAATAGACCTTTAGTAAGACCCATTTTGAAGATGCGTGGTTCTGCATTAGTCAAGTAATGGCGTTCAATCAATTTTTCATTGACAACATAAAATGTATGTTTTTTATTGGTTGGGTCAAATGGAATGTAGTTATCTGGAATTAATGGTAAATAACCAGCTTGTGTACGGATTGTATTTACAACGAAACCATTACCCAAGTCCATTTTATCCGCAGATTGGTTGACTGCAAATCCCGGGCGTTTTAATTCTGCACGGCTTAAGTAGTCGATTGTCAATGGGTTAGCGTAGATTGCAGTAGGCATACCGATGTATTTTGTGGATGCCAAGTTGGATGCCATCTTAGTACGGATTGTATCAGTTACGAACTCACCTGTGTTTGTAGCAAAGCTATAAGGGTTAGCCACAGTTACTGCATCTGTAATTTGTGTAGCCAAACCACAGTATTCAACAGATGTGGAATCATCGGCTGCGGTTGCTGCACCTGTCCAGATACCTTTGTTAGATGTTTGTAGTAAGTCCACAATCATGTCTTCCATGTCTTTGTTCAATAAAGATTTTGCCAAGGCATCACCTTGTTGTGCTACAACTTCAGTATCAAACAAAGAGTATTTAATACCAGATGTAATCGCTTTTAAGTATACTGCCTTTTCAACACGACCGTAATCTTCATCGTAAGTATCAACACCGTATTTACCGTTGTCGCCTGTACGTGGATTTACGAATTTCGCATTGTGTGCAATTTTAGTTTGTTCCCAATAACGAGATGGGTATCCAGTCGCCATCACAGGTGTGATACGGTTGCGAATTGTTACGTTACGGTTTAACAAGTCAACCATTAAGTTTTGGAATTTAGGCAACTCGATGTAGTGAGATTGGTTATAATCAGCAACGGCAGCTGCTGTAATAAATTTGGATTTTGTTACTGCCACAGTTATTTCTCCTATGATATAAAATCAAATCAACAAAATATATTATGCGTAATTATTTACACATAGCTTCAATGCCATCTGCAAAGTTATCAAATTCTTTGTCAGATTTACCAGCTTCTAGTTTTGCCTTAGTTTCCAAGTTTTTAACATCGGAAATTATAGTTTGTTTTTCTGCTTCGGCTTTACCAGCTTCGATTTCTGCATCTTTTGTTTCAACAGATTTTTCAAGTTCTGCGATTTTTGCATCTTTTTCAACAATCAATGCATCTTTAGCGGAACATTCAGCAGTCAAGCGTTCAACTTCTGCTTTTGCATCTGCCAACTCTTTAGCTTCTTCCGCTTGTGCTTTAGCTTGTGCTTGTGCTTCAATAGATGCCTTAACGGCTTCATCAACCAAGGCTTTAATTTCTTGTTCGTTCATTAGTTGTTTTCCTTTCGCCTTTGCGGCAATTTCTGCAATATACGTATTTTGGTATGCAGCTGCGTTTTTAAACAACATAGCAACACCAGTGAATTCAACATCCGCCATTTCAATATGGTCTTCAAACTCGTGGATATTGAAAATGGCTTCCACAGAGAATCCTAGAGAGTCTACTGTTTTCTTGATAAACTCAGCAACATCTGGAAAGTCATTCTTGTAGATAATACCAGTGAACTTAAGTTCGTTACCGTCAACCCAACATTTTTCAACCACACCAATTTTATTTCTGCGGTCATGTGCCATCATGACTTCATCTGGGAATAACCAAGGGTCATAATCACAATTGATACCCATAAGGTTCATCGTAGATGCACACGCTTCGGCAACTTCGGATGATAACATTACAGGTTTGTCAACACCACCGGGAATATAATCAGATGGTTCATTCAAGAACATACACGTACCAGTAAAACGCATGGAGTTTGTATGTTGGTTATCTAGTATAACCTTAATTGCACTCGCACTAAGTTGTACTTTTTGTTTTTCCATCGGCTTCTCCTTTCTCTGTAGATTTCTTCGTTTCATCGGTCGTGTCAGTTATAGATTCATCGTCTTGTACACGCTTTTGAATCAAAGATGATTTATATTCTTCCAGCAACGAATCGCCAGACGGAATATCTTTCAGTTCGATACCAAGGACACCATTTAACTCTTGACGTGCTTCGTTTAATGTGATAATATTACCATCAACGAGTTTACGAACACGTTCAACGGCATCTGCCTGTTGTGCCTTGGTTGGAGTGAATACGAATTGGAATTTAATACTATCGGAATAACCCAAACGTGCAATCACGTATTTATTAAATGCTCGTTCAAAAATCTTCGCCCAAGGTTTAATTGTGTATTCCAACATTTCATTATCTTTTTCAGATGAGGTAGAACGGTCATTTGAAATCGCTACACCTAATCGTTCTGGAGGGATATTGAAACAAGTTGCGATAATTTGTAACAACATTTTCTGCCAATTCAAGGATGCAGCTTCATCACCAATCGGTGAAATCTGTTTGGCATCCAATTGTGCAGACCCAACGATTGCAACCGCAGATTGACCTTGGATTTCATTCGCAATGTATAACCGAATTTTTTCGATTTCTTCTTCACTTGCGGATGCACCCATATTGACTAAGTACTTTGGCATCGCATTAGATGAAATATCGTTTGCATACTCTTGTACCTCTGCTAAGTACTTGATATGTCGATATGCTTGCTCTAATGGTGATAAGCCAAACTCGTCATATGTCAACTTCGTGCGTTGTAACATGGCGATTTTATCAACCTTGTACCACTCTTGATGTCCATTTACGGATTGCAAGAATCGTGGTTGATTTAAGTCACCGCTCCAATTGGTTGCTACCTCGATTGTTTCTGTGTCAATTGGGAATAAATACAAAGGTCTGTATCCCTTGACCACCTTTTGTTCAAAGAACGCAAGGTCTAATACAATCAAGTCTTCAAATAGCTTGCCAATAAAATCGTTGTAATCATCAACAGGGTTCGGATTTTGAATAATCTGTGTGACCTGTTTGATTTGTTTCTTGTTTGCGTTACCGTCAATGGAAACCACTTCCCAAGGCAACGCAAGAATACCCTCTCGGATTTGATTGATTGCAGAACGTACAATCGGTGTTCTTGATAGATTCCGTAGTTCTTCTACACTAAGTTTTGTTTCGGTTGCTCGATTGTTGAATCTAAAAGAAGACAACCAAGTATTCTTTAGATTGGCAACCGTATCTCTTAATATAGTTTTACTCATCCATGATAAGATTCGTTGTTTAAGATTCATCGTTTCCAACCTTTCATGAATGATAAAATGTTTTTACGTTTGTTCTGACTGCCAATAGAACCGACTGCAATTGTCGCAGAGTTTTCTAAGAACTTCGCAATACATCGTTCTAAGCAATCTGGTGCATCATCGTGGTCTTTCGGAAAGTTCTTTAGTTGACTTTCCAAGATACGATGGTTTTTATTAAACTTGATATACCCTTGTTTAATCTTAGGAGCAAGAGAACGGATGCGTGTGCCTTTGTTATCACTCGCAGTAGACCGAACGGATACCCAGTTGACATATAAACCCATGTCAAGTGCGGTTTGTTGCAATGTCTTAGAAAAGAACTCTTGGAATACGTTTTCTTCGACAATAAAACCGTCCAATCTTCCGTTGTATTTGTCGAGATACAAGAGAATATCATTAATGATTGCATCTGGTGGTCTACGTTCGACATCTGCTTCCAGTACATAGAAATAATTGTCAACGCCACGACCAACAATAAGGATTGCCGAATAGTCAGATGTTCGTGATTTACCCATAGACACATCGACCGCCGCATAAATTTGTTTCATATGCGGTAGATTTGTTTCGTCATAGTAATTGGATTTAATCCACGATTCTTTAAATATTCGACTGGCTTCGGTCATTGGATTGTTTTGATACTCTGAATTAAATGCTTCATCGTCTTGCATCTTAAGAATCATGAGTTCTTGATACCAGTTATCTCTTGACATCTTCATCTTCTCGTCAAACGAGCAATCTAAATGTTCAAACAGACCAAAGTTTCGACCCTCCCACATAACTTCCACGCCGTCCATCATTTCTTCTTTGTGTTCGTTGAAATAATCGGATGCGTGTTGTGCGGCATCTGGGTCTGATAAGTCGTTAAATAATTCTTCCCATACAGTCCATCGTGGACTTTTTGAAAAAGAATACACAGCTTTATATATGGCACGATTCCAGTTGTTAAACTTGGAGTCGGTCAGTACTTTATACAATAGTGCTTCGTAATGCAAAACTGAACCGACATACAAAAATACGGTTCTTGGGTTACCGATTGGCATTAATACTTTCATGAACCAATCGTATAATTTCTTGCGTTGATTTTCAGTTTCCACCGCTTCGTCATTTTCCAAATCATCCAAGATTACGACTTCTGGACGAATGTTATTATATGAAGAACCACGCAAGGATTGACCACTTGATTTTGCAAACACTTGTATTTTATTCTTGGTGACAATCTTATCGCTCGCCCATGTTTTATCACCCTTTAACAGACCAAAGTCTGCTTTTAAGCGTTCATTATCTTCTAATTCGTCTTTTATTGTTTGAATGAACTCTTTGGCTTGTTCAAAGGTATCTGAAATAATCAGTATGTTCTTGCGATAACCATACACAATTAGCCATATCGGAAACACAACGGATATAATACGGCTTTTGCCGTGACCTCGTGGTGCTGCACGAACAAACTTGTTGTGTAGATTGTCAAAGTGCAAAATCATGTTCTCTGCATCACGGAACATTGAGTGATGAAATTCACAGAATGGCGTTGAGAAGATATGCGGAAAATATGTCTTGGCAAAATATTCCAAGTTTGTTGCACCAATATCTTTATCAGATGGAGTGTCACTTGACGGCTCTGTGTTCGCCACGGACACACCCAATAGCGAGTCCAAAATGTTTTCAGCCACGGACACACCTCCTAAGTGGTAATTGTTCTCACTTATAGTGAAAAAATCCAGTAAAAAGTTAAGGTTTTTCTATAATATTCAGATAAATATTCTTAATTTTGTTGGATTTTTGCATAATTCGACAATAATATTTGATTTGTTTTCATTTCTTTTGTGATTTGTTCTGCCAACTTAGGGTCTTTTTCCGTGATAATACGCATGATTTCAACAATAATCGAGTTCATTGCTTGAAACGTAAAGATTTTCTCCATTGTTGCTTGCATATCTTTTAATATCGCTTGTTTACGACCAAAGTACTTCTCTTGGTCGCCCATTAGGTCTTTCATGCGTTTATATAGGATATCTGGCGACATTGTTCCCTCGGCTTGTTGACATTGTAAATCATCAATGAATACTTGAATCATCTCGATTTGTGTTTCAACCATTTCCAACAAATTCTTTTGTTCATTGTATGTGTTAACAACCTCGTATTCTTTGCTGGATGCCTTTTCTTCCACAAGGTTTGACCGACACCAGTCACCAACCATCTTGGGCGTAATGACAATACCTTGTAAGTGTTGCTGGTTGTCCTTGTTTAACGCTCGTGCGATGGCAACATACGACTTGCCAGCGTTTCTCTGTTCGGTCACAGAGTCTTGCAATCCGAAGAAATCAATCCGATTCTCGAACGACTTCTTTCGTTTCAATTGTAGTTCTTCCATAAAGAACCTCCAAAATATTTTTAAAAATTACAAAATAAAGTGTTGACACATTTCCATACATGGTGTATTCTATATGTAGAAACAATAGTGGTTGTCACATTAAGGCAACCCATTAGGAGGGTAAATTATGTCAACAGTAACAGAACCAATTAGAGATATTAATAAGGTAAATGAAATGCGTAAAGCCTTAACGAACGACCGTGACAAAATGCTATTCACATTGGGTATCAACTCTGGTCTACGCATTAGCGACCTAGTCGGTTTGACCGTAGATGATGTCAAACCAATGATGGAATTACGAGAACAAAAAACAGGCAAGTTCAAACGGTTTGCATTGTCAAAAGAAATTTATGAGATGTTGTGTGAGTACGCATCTCGTTGCAAACATTGGTTGTTCCCAAGTCGTTCTGGCGATGGTCATATCACGACCACCCAAGCATGGAGAAAAATCAAGGCAGCATCCGTTAAATGCGGTCTTGAAAACATCGGTACACATTCCATGCGTAAAACATTTGGGTATCATGCGTATCGCAAAGGTGTGCCAATCGCATACCTTATGCAAGTATTCAATCATTCCTCGGAAGCCATCACGATGCGTTATCTTGGAATTACAACCGAGGAACTAAATAATAAAGTTTACGCCATCATGGCTTTATAACAGGAGGAACGCAGCATATGTTTATTTTTGCAATGGTCGGTTTGACATTAATCATCGGATATTTTACATCAGCACATTTCGTCGGTATGTTATTCAAATGGATTGGTAGTGCATCCTTTGGTCTTGGTATCGCCAGTGCCATTCATAACGAATATTCCGTATTCTTTGGTTTCTTTGTCTTAGCAGTCATCTTCTGGTGCATCGGTGGTAAGATTACGGATGCATATCCCAAACGTGGTTCAGAAGAAGAATTATTAAAATAGAATACAAACGAAAAACAAAGGGCATACATAAGTGTTAACATACGAGTGATATATGTTTAATACTTATGTATGCCCTTTGTTGCATATTGTTTGTTATACGGTTTGTGTCTTAAAGCATAAGCGACAAACATAATCAATACGAAGTATTATTTCTCGATAGAGAAATCTTATATGTTTTAAAACTTATGTTTACCGTTCTGTATGTTTCAAACTTGTTTTCACATTGCTTCGCAATAAGCCTACGGCTTAAGTTTTTCTCAAAGTCGGTTAAACAGTTTGGACTATAAACGGTTGTTATGTTTTTCTTGTTGTTGTTTTTGGGTTTCAAACTTAAGTACCCAATTTGGGAACCCCTCATATATAGTGTCAAAAAGTTATGGTAAGTTACGATATTTTTCAATTATCGGAAGTAATAATCATTCTCCGTTACGTCATAAACCCAGTAACCACCTAGGTTGAACGCCATAAAAAATTTTTTAGAAGATATGCGTAAGTTTTTACTCATTAGTGTAACTATGGAAAATTACATATGCCATCCACAGGGTCATTTTTGATGCCACCAGCGGTGTCAATTATGGCTTATTTTTATGTTCACACAAGTTTACCACGCTGGTGTGGCTATGGATGCCACTTGGCTTGTCTTATGTGATTTCTGGCGTTGTGCAGCGATTGTCTGTCAACGATTGTATATATCGCCAAGCCAGCCATAAGTACGCCCCTATAGTGTTCCGCATAGGGCAGTAAACGGTTTGTGTTTGGTATTTTTCCATCTTATGTAACCGACTATCAAGAGCATAGTAAATCATCTCCATAGAGAGATGATTGCCATTTTTTTAAATGGCGTAATAAATGTATCATAAACATATTATCACATACTTCTAGGAATACGATTGTTATAAAAGATTGTTAAAACAGAAACATATATGTATGTCCATATAGACTTAAACATTTATAATCTCAAATGCATATTCCTAGGGAATGTAATATACGTTTTACCTCATATGTCTAACACATATGTTTGTCATAAAAATTTTATACATAAATTTTAACCAATCGTTTTAAACGATTATACAGTCGATTGGATACTCAATTGTTTTCAAACATATAACGGATTATGTATATAACATATGTATCTCAATTGTAGTAATAGATTGTAGATAACGATTGTATATTCAATTGCATAATACATATGTATTGATGTGTATGGTTTGAAAACATATAGATGATACATGGGTTTATGGGTGTTATGTATGGAACAAAAGTATGTACCATTGTTATTGTGTGGTGTATGGGGATGGTATGCAACTATGGTATGTACATTGGTTTGTATTTTGGTGGTCTTGGGTTTGTTGTTATATAACCGCCCCCAGTTGAGAATGGTTCTCCCTTTTGGAATTTCTAAATTTTTCAATGTATGTAGTCCCCTATGATTGGACTGCATAAGCCTATGAGATAGATACATAACACTAGGGCAAGCCAAAGCAAGCCAAAGCGTCAACGTAATAGAATACCTATAATCTAACATTCATTCTCAATCATTATCATTTACAATTGTTTGTATCGTGGTTTGTTATATGAATGTATGCTCATGTGTTTATATTTATGTTTGTCGATATATTGGCTGTAAGAATGTATATCGAAAGTTTTCGATACAGATTGTTATGCGTTTAAATCATGTTTGTTATGAGTTTTTGTAATTGGCTTGGTCTTGTGTTGTTCGGCCTTATGTTCGTACTTTAGTAGACTAAAGTTTTATGACTAGGTCATAATACTTGGTCTTAAAATTCTGTAGTACATACCATATACCGCAACACATACCAAAGCACCAACACAAGACAATACGCAAGCAATCAACACAATAACATACATCAATAGTATACATCTGTACATACACAATAGACATACCATTATTGATAACAATTATCAAATACACGTGTATAAATATTGTGTATTCTACAGATGTACATTATGGGTTTATATGTTTTCAAACAATGGACTATGGACGATTGTATATATTGATTGTATACAACGATTGTTATTATAATCGTCTATGGACGCTTGTATAGAGCGATAGACCGCCAACGTATAAACACACGTGGCAACCGCCACACGCACCATACAGGGTAAATAAACGAATTTCTTATTGAGAAACATTATCAAATAACATGGGTTTATGCTGGCGTTATCATTTAGGGTTTGTAATTGAGAATACGCTGCATTGTGTGAATGTATGTGCATTTGTTCATATTTAGGGTATAAAATAACGGCGGTATGATAACCGCCGTTTATATTACATCGTGGATAAACCCTCTTTAATAGTAACGCAAGAATTTATATAATCTGTATCGTATTTGTTTACAATGCTTTCAATCATGGGACAATATTCTTTTTCGTTAAAGAATAAATAATATATATCGTTGCCGTCATGATGAGATATACAGAATTTTACGTAGTTTTCACCCTCAAAAATATCTGTTAGAATAAAACTACAATTATAATTAAAAATATCTGTAATCTTTTTGAATGGTGTTATAACTGTTTGACCACTTCTATTCCAATATTCTAAATTAGCAACACATGAAATATAATATTTATCCTCTAGGGCTTTATATTCGCCTAGAATAAAATCAAGGTCATATTGTGCAATTTCATTAAGCCAATCGGAAACATGACCATCTGACCATTCCTCTATATCCTCAATGTTCCAACACTCTAAAAATTCCACATCTTGCCAACTATTAAAGCCTTGAAACTTTGCAAAGTCATCAAGATAATAATAGTTGCTATTGTCGAAAATATGTTTTTCTGTTTTAGGGTTAATGTTTAAAATCATTGTTTTATATTCCTTTCGTTTAATCCTGTATAATTTCCAATTCAAATTTTTCTGTTGAGTTATTCCAATATGGCTCTACTTTTTCGATATTGCTCAAGTTTTCATCTTGCAAAAAGTCATGTGTTTTTTCTCATAATAAATTATCCTTTCGTATCTAACTCAATAGGGTATTTCTTTTGTTCCCCTACATATATAATACCACAATGGATATAAATTGCAAGTACTAAAATAAGAATTTACCAAAATTATTTCACATAAAAATTTTATACATAAATTTTAACCAATCGTTTTAAACGATTGATGAGAATACATATCAATTAAACCAAAGACCAACGCAAAATATACCAATGTACGCCACATAAAGACATACTATAGATAATGTCTATTGTATGAATACCGCCAACAATTCGCAAGATATACCAATAGCCGTAAAATTGATTTATTTGCGTTCTACGGCGTTTTCAGTCTTTTGCATACAATCATAAGCGAAAACATTTATAAGCACCTCATAGGCTATTTTAAGCGATTTTTATTTGAGAATTATTCTCATCTACCCAGCTGGTGGCAGCATTTCTCAATATGAAAAACTAAATGAGAATGCTTGTGTAAACAATAGGCGGTATACTAACGTATACCGCCAATGTATTTTTTACCAATCAGTTAGTAAAATTACCTCGCTATTATCCACTAGATAGCGAACACCATCAAGCCACTTTTGACGGCTTGCACTATTGCCGTATTCCTCGGAACCCTTGGCGAATGGTGGCATATCTTCTAAAAAGTGTAAATTGTCCTCATAGCGTAAACTATAGAAGTATGTATCATATGCACTTATACATACCCAATCAGGAATATTTTGCCCCTGTTCCGCTAAAGAGTTATATATATATTCCTCTATGTTTTCATATATGATGTAATTAAAATTTTCAATAATGTTTATTGCCCTTGTAAAGTCAATATCCACAATATCAAGTAATTTATAAAACGTATTTCTTTGTTCCGTGTTCCATTCCTCGAACATTTCTATAAATTCCCTAAGGGTGTTATAATTATCTGTATTATACTTTTTATAGTCGTTTTTCAATTCTAACAATTCCACAAATTCCATGATTTTAATCTCCTGTATTAGCACTCATAACCATAACCGAAAAGCCGTCTATATAAGCCTTTCAAGGCTTGAAAATTGTTGCCCTCTAACATTTCAAACAAAGAATTATCTTTTGACATCTCGCCAATAGAAACCCTATAGTTTAACTCATCAAGTAAAATCTCTTTTAATTCTGCAATTTGTTCCGCTCTAGTCATTTTCTTATGTTCCTTTCGTATTATTTAAAGTTATTTCAATAGGTTATTTCTTGCGTTTTCTGTTCGTTTGATAAAACAAACGAACAACGCCAATAGGACTACAGTCAATGTTTCACCTTCTAGATGTCGCCATATACACGCCATAAGCGTACTTTTACAATGGTATCAAAAGCCATGATGTCGTTGCTTTCGTATATATCTCCTCTATAATCTACTAGGCGGTAACGATTATCAATAATCAATAATGAAAATTCATATCCGCAATAGTCGAATGTATAAATTTTATGTAATTCAATAAAATTATACATCATTGTTTTTTCTATAGTGACATAACCGCCGTACATCATCATATACCTATATACTAATTTATTTAAGTTTACAATTTTATGTATCTCTTTTTGTTGCATAGTTTTAACCCCTTTCAATTATTCTATGCAATTCTTCGTTTTCTACTTCGATAATAGACAATGGAGAAAACTCTTCTACAAACAAATTTTTATACTTGCTTGTAGTCGTAGAATAAAAATCTTTATCCGTATACATTGTATCGTTTTTGACGTCATATATACTAATAAGAGTTTTATACGATTGAAAAGCCACAAAATTATTATAATATAATTTGAATTGGTTAGCGACTTTGTTTCCTCGTGTGCTTTTCATGTTTTCAATTTTCATGTTTATAATTCCTTTCGTTTTTTACTTTAAATTATTTATAGTTTTTTCTAGGCGGTAACACCCTAGCCAAAAACACAAGGCGAACACGAAACCGCCTATAGTTTGAATAATTTCAAGATATTCCATAGTATTTACCTCCTATTATAAACAATTGTTTAAGTACTCATTTAATGCATCTATAGAAATTTCTGTTAAACTATCATCTAAATAAGTACTGTTAATTGTAAAACTTAATAACTTGTTTTTATAACACTCTTTAGTAATAATCTTTACATTTACAGTATATTTGTTACCCTCTAAAGTGTTAAACCCTATAGGCTTGATATTGGTTACCTTTACATATTCAATAAATTTTGAATAATCTTGTAACCAAGCACACAAACAATCTAAACAACAAATTTTCATTTTTGAAACTCCTTTTATAAATAACTATGTCTATCTGTCCGACTGTCCGCCATATCTTTATAGCGGTATATCTGTATGCAATTATCAAAGAGCTAGGGTATTTGTTTCCCTACATATATAATACCACAATGGCTATAAATTGCAAGTACTAAAATAGAAATTTTCAAAAATATTTTTTCTATAACTTTTAACCCTAGTTAATGGATATATATAAATACCATAGATATAATCTTTTGTCAAGTGTTTTATACAATACAATTGTTATAATTATAGTTGTGCTCAATTGTCTACACCATAGAACGATTTTGTATATTCCTATTGTATGCAACCATATAGAAAACATTCGATATAAATATATTGAATTTCTTCGATTGATTAAAACGCATAAGTGTATTACAAAAAGTAATCCATGGAATGGTCGTGTGTGCAGCGTGTGACAACCGATTGAGAACGCATTGAGAACGACTTGGGCGGTCAACAGTAATATTATGTAAAAAAACAAATAGATATATCGAAAAATATAAATATGTATATACATATAAAAATGGTGGACATATGTAAATATATATATGTATATACAAATAAAAAATCCGTGGTAATTATTATTGTTTATTATATATCCGTGGCAACATATGTATATATAGATGTAAAAAAATCCGTGGGGATATACAAAAATTCGTTTATTTGCGTTATACGGTGTTTTAAATCGGTAGGATATATAAACATACGTGGCAACCCATAAACGCACCACACAACGCCATAGAATGAATTATACGACATATACCAACACACAATACCACGGAATATACACACGATGCACCACATAGTCATAATCGTGGCATTGATTATCGTCACTTCGTTGGGCATAATCAGTTGTATCAATCGTGTATGCAGCGTGTGATGCGGTCAACGTGTTCGCCATATGGAATACATTATATAGCATTGAACAACGGATATGTTCGATATGTGCGTATGTATACACCAATGGTACGCACCATAGACAAGCCACGGATGCAACACATGGATGAACACATGAACAATCATTCATATGTATGAACATAAAAAAAAGACCACGGTATCGTGGACAATGGTCACACCATGCGGTGGTGTTACCGTGATATACCGTGGTTTATATGAAATGGTTGTCGGTGGTTATTTGACTGCAAGATAGAGGTTCTTTGTAGTACATAAATTAGACGTATTTATTTTGGTGATTATTAGATTGACTAAATAGAACCACCGACAACCACATTATACCATATCAAGATTGTAAACGTCAACACGAATTATGAAAATTCTGCGTTTTATTTTTTGAAATCTTGTTTTTATTTTTTGGTTTTTAATTTTTTGGAATTGGGTTGTGCATTATTGGATTATAACACCTTGCATACACGATACCGCTCAATAGAACCATCCATTGATTGATAAATCTCTTGTTTGCCATCGTCACCATATACAACGGAATACGAATTCTTTAGATAGATAAATCCATCTTTAGTCAATCTTGTGACCGTACCAAAGCGAATACGCTTGTCGCTGCGGTCGTACACAATCACGTTACCGACCTGTATGTGACCAGCTGGTGTTTGCATCATTTCAATTTTTGGGATTGATTTATCTACAGATTGCGACCGTTCGACCATATCCAATAATTTATTCCGTTGCTCCAGCAAACGTGAATTTTGGTTTGCCAATAATTCCATCTCTAGTTGATACCGCAATGGCATTTCTGATTTCTTATTTTTGGGTTCTACAACGGCTGCACCTTGGTTGTTGATTTCGATGTCCATTATAAGTCCTCCCTTGTGACGTATTCTATAGTAGTAACTTCTTTTGGGAATACCTCATAGAAGTATGAACTCTCGAAGTCACCCATAGAACTGTGTTGTGTGACTGTTAAACAAAAGTATCGCCCATCGTCACATTCATAGATGTAATCTTTGGTATGATAGTACTCGTCTACATCTCTTAGCTTTTCATCAATCTGATTTAAGAACTCTGGTGTGTCCCAGATTAATTCTGGTAATAATTCCGTATTACCATCTTCCCTTAGTAATTTATCTAAAAGTTGTGCTTCCGTATGTGTCATATTATTCCTCCCCTTGCAGCATAAACCATTCTTTTAAAAATATTCCACTTGTAGTTTTAATCAACGGTTCTTCAGCTAAAAAAGAAGTTTTAATATTTTCAACCGTAGTTGTTCGTGTTTCTGTTGGTGGCGTTGTTTCAATACCATCGTATAATACTGGTTTTTCAACTAGGATGGTTGTTCCCTTTGGCAACAGTTCTTTCAATTCTTCTAGTGTGAAATCTTTGGTATGATACCATGTGTCTTTCTTTAGGGTTTTTGGTTGCTCTGGCAACAACTCCATTTCATTCGCACCAGCAACCCATGCGTTTTTACAATCGACACCATCGACTGCAACCGAGGCTTCCCATCCCAAGTTTTTGTCGTCTAAATCAACAACATAGCTTGTGCGACAATCTACGCCATCCATCGGTAATCTAACAATTACACCTGTGCGTTCGTCTTCTGTGCCTTTACCGACCACAACATGGTCACCAAGTTTGAACTTGTGTTTTGGTTGAACCTTTGGTTCGTCTGTGTCAACAGTTGGTTCGGTAGATGTGTCTTCCATAGATTTAACAACTGGGTGATAAACATCTATTTTAACAGGTTTTTCATCTGCTGGTTGCTCGCTTAAAACTTCCACAAGTTTATCTGCATATAACTTGAACTGTGTTGTATCAAAAGGTTTGTCTTCCAATAACCACATCAGTATGCTACCTCTTAGGTATGCAACATAGTCGGCTTTTGTAAAATTTTCTTCGATAATATTTAAGTATTCCATGTGTTTTCCTCCTATGACTCTTGTTTAATATACACAGAATTTGCATTGCTTAAGTTGATACCAGCGACATCTTTGGCATCTTCATATTCGTTGTCAAAGATATAAAACCCCTGACTGCTATAAGATTCTGCAATGATACTATCTTTGACTTCTTTTAAAGTTTTTTCTGTTTTAAAGCGGATGGCTTTTTGTTTGTCGCCATAATAAGCGATAATCATAAATGTGTTCATGTGTCCTCCTAGGGGTTAAAATCGTGTTAAATAAACCTCAAAACAACTTTCTCCACTCATAGGTTCTACAATATCAATAATATCTTGCAACGTATCTAATGATATTCGATAAATAAGACCTTGTGTTTCATTACAATCTTTTAGATAAGATTCTTTGCGTTGGTGTGCATCAGATAACCATTTATATAAAAACGGAATATCCACTTGGTGTTCCGCTTTAGTCCAGTCCAAGTTCTCATTGGCATACTGTTCTATTTTTGTTATTAGAAAATTGTAATGCAGATACGGACATCGTTTGTCCTTTTGAAAAATATAAACTTCCATGTTTCCTCCGTTGGTTAGAAATCCTGTAGGTCAATACCAAAATCTTCTGGTCTGTATTCCGTTGATTCAAACACAGTCCATATACGCTTGTCAAGATTATGTTCTTTTAAGAATTGATACAACGTCTGTTGTAACCGTTCTTCCAATTCCATGTCTTGTTCAACGGTTAATTCATCGTTTAATGCGATGTCATAATCTTCTTCAATTTTGTCGTTCATATTCCACATTAGTTGCTCTGCGTTAAACATATCTGGGATATAATACGATGGATGTCCGATGTCAACCGTTGGACAATCAAGATTTTCCCAATCGTCTGCATAGAAATCTTGAATGGCATCTGCAATAGTCTTTTGCGGTTCACCACAAGAATCATCGGTAGTCCAACAGTAGGTTTCTTTGTCGGTGATATACATTTAATCCTCCTGTAAAGAAAGAACGGCAAACGCATCGGCATCATTTAGTTTTAAAACACAGGCTTCATCATCGTTGTTGTCCATATTTCGGATATACACAGGTCTGCCACTATGGATGAGTGCCACATAATAATCCAACAATTCTGTTGCCGTTCTATGGCTTTCAACGGTAACAAATCTGTAGATTGTACCATAATGTGCCTTGATTTGGTATTGTTTCTTTGGTTTATTGTTTAATTCTTCTAGTTTGGCAATAAAAGAACTCACAATAGATTCTTCTCCAGATGATTTATGAATGTTACTCATGTTTGTTACGCTCCAATCTTAGTTTTAACAATTCAACGATATGTTGTAGAAATGAAATTTTATCAATTTCTCTATTTGTTACTTCATATTCTAAACCATAGTGCGTTGTTTTGTCAATAAGTAAATCTAATTTTTCTTCTGTATAGATTTTAACAACCATAGAATAACATTCGTCGCCATAGCAATTGTATGAACCAAAACTAGAAACGATGGTAATATCATCGAAACGTAAAAGCCGTGGCTCATTCAAGTCTTTAATCAGTTCCAATATTTGATTGCATAATTCAATGGCTTCTAGCATTGGTCGGTTCTCCATTTCGCAGTCTTCAATAAGCTGCATCCATTCTTCATTCGTTGTATTCTCCAGTTCGTCCAACATTTGTTTCCAAAAGTCGTCCATTGGTTCTATAATCATTTGAATACTCCCATCGTAGACAATATAAACAATCCAAAGGCAATAGTTGCAATGTTTAACGTAATAGCAAAATACAATGGTATATATCTGGTGCCGTATTCAAAGCCACCGATGATTTTGACTGACTTTTGTTGCATGGCTTCGGTCACATATTCTCTTTGTAGCTTCTGCCATGACCTGTCGAAATACAACTCGTTTAATTCACATTTTGCATCCCTTAAGTCTTTACGCAACAACTCAATTGTGGCATCCTTGGCGATAATCACTTGGTTTTGGTCTTCGATGGTTTTCATCAATTGTTGTTCATTCATAATGGTATCATGGGTGGTTTTTATAACCACCCCTCCTCGGAAGACTGACACAATAAGGCATCCTCAATTTGACAAATGAAGTCGTATTCTTCGTCATTGAATTGGTCGTCACGTTTGACCCAATGCATCGTTGGTTCACCATCGAAAATACCGTGACTGTGAGAATAATGTGTCAACATACCGTTGTTTCTATAAAAGAATAATTCAGTAGTTTGTTTGACCACATCATATTCTTTGCGTTTACGATTGAACGCCAACATATGACCATCGTTTGTATTGACAACATACGTTTCATAGTTGCCCTTAAAGAAATCTGGTGGTAATAAACGATATACGTTTTCCACACGGTACATGACTTGGCTAAATGTTCTGTATGACAATGTTCTAATCCTCCGTTTTTTTCTTATCGGTATAATTACCGATAAATTTCTCATGTTTGTTTGCAAGTGTGGCACATTTGTCTACGACCTTGTTTATGCCAGTGACAACAGATGTCACGACTTCATCAAGTTCTTTAATGGCACGTTTGACATTCTTTAAATCATTCTTAGTGAGTGTAGATGTGTCCACATCTTTAATCAGCTTAGAGATGTCCTCGATTTTCTTGATGGATTTCCATTCTGCGATTTGTTCTTGTAATTTTTCAACGCTTAAAGCATCTTGTTGTAACACGTTTAAGATACCTTTGTAGATAGACAAGCGTAATGTATTGAGTTCTACATCGGTATCGTTACCGTTCATATCGATGTTGTTCGCAAGGCACTCAACATAATGTGCGAATGGATACCCTACAGTAGCATCCAACAGTAAATTTCTTGGTGTGTAAGTTCGGTTTGACAATGTTATTCCTCCGTTTTTAAATCTTGGTTTTCTTTTATAGCTGCATACAATTCTTGTGATGCGGAATCAAAATCCCATTTACAAGCATTATACGCCAGATTTCGTGCAGATTGTAACTGTAGGGTATCTAATGGGATGCCCTGTGCAGTTTGTTCACGCACCTATTTGGCACGTGAATAACAATCGTATTTGATTTGTGTTATGATATTCAATTTATATTCCCTCCTGTAAGTATAAATCTTGTTCCCTTAGTTTTGCATACTGTTTACGGCTATGATAGCGACCACTGCATTTGTGTGAACAAAACCGAGAACGTATTTGACGTGGTTTAAACATTTGACCACATTCTTCGCATGGTCTTGGCGGTAAATCCAATGCTCCATAACTTTTACCATACATTCGTTTTGGCTTGGATTTTGGCTTGCGTTTTTTCTTTAGTTCATTCGGATGCTTCTCATAGTATTGTTTGACGGCTTCTTTGGGGTCACTTTGGATTTTCCAACCATCGAAGCACTTTAGATGTTGTAAAAACTCTGGTAAACTTGCCAATTGTGTCACCCCCAATTAAAACGTAACGCTTTTCTTGCAACCAGTTGTTCGGTCGTATCCAATGGATTCATAACCAGCAGCAAGTGACTTTTCGTAATTTTCAACAAACAATCGCAAGTTGACATATACGTATGGAATGTTATTATCCAACGCATCGTTCAGTAATTTATGCGTCATAGTATTGAACATTTTATTCAATAAATCTGCATCAATTCGACTGACTGGAACATGGATTTTCATGTTTGACAATTCATTGTCCAGAATGATGATGTCTGCCGTTTTGGCATTGAAGATAAATGTTTTTACGAATGTTGTTGTTGTTTGGTTTGAAAATTTGAATAACATAATGTTCCTCCTATGGGGATGAACCCCAACTAATAATAATTTCTAACTTCTGTAATCATTATATCATGCCGACATATTCTGTCAAGTATTAATTTGAGAATTTTTAAATATCAACCAGAATATATAAAAACCGCATGGCTAATGTTTCAACTAAGGTTGTTTCCTTGTCGTTGATTACATTATATCATACGGTAGTTTTGTGTCAAGAATTTTTTATTGTATTTATTTTGAAATTTACAAAAGTTGTTTACTTAAAGAATTTATCAAACAATTGTTCCATAAGTATCCACTCATAGCCATTGTCGCTATGTATCTGACAGTAGGAATATTTACCATCAGCTTTTGTTTTTCCTGTGATTAAATATAGTTGATTACTATTAGGGTCTTTAAAGCATACGTCTTTTAGTCGCCCAATTAGTTGTGCCTGATTACTAGATGAGTCTTGTTCATGCTTTAATTGGATGTGTTTAATTCTATCAATAATGTCATGTTCAAACGTATCATCATGACCGATTTTAACAACGTCTTCATAATCTACATCACTTGTGGTTGAAATACCATCGGTTAAAATCAATAGATTGACATCATCGTCAAAATCAATCACCATATAGCCATGACCCATAAACATGACAACATCACCGATTTGAAACTCCATAATTAACTCTTTTTACTTGTGTAAAAATCCATCATATCCACTATAATCAAAATTGCGTACAAACGATGGCATCTGTGCGTTTCTAAAGTATAACTCTTGTTGTCGCATGACTTCTTCCGTTGGTTCATACTGTGAGCGTTCTTTAGACCGCTTTAGACACGTTTCAACATCTGTGTCAAACCGTTTGTACCATAATGTATAATCGTGTATATCACACAAGTTTTTTAACAACTGCATCTCTTGGTTTAGAACGTCTTGTGGTAATGTATTTGTGTTGTCATACACGATAAAATCACCAGTACTCATACGGCATGATATTGCGTATAATGATATTTGGTGTGCAGCACGTTCCACATCTGGGTCTACCAGCAGCTTCCCATATCGGAACGCATAATGTTTACCACCGATGATGTCACGAATTTGGTCATATGATACACACAAGTCAGTCAACCCATGTTCTTTCACATAAGTTGACTTACCACTTGCTGGTAAACCCCAGAGAACCAATAGATTATGTCTATTAAACTCCATGTTTGTCTACCCCATAGTCTTCGCATATGTCAACCACAGACATCCATTTATCTGGTCTACCGATGCCATCTGAACATCGAAGTAATACAATGTTTTTATCTTTGTCAACACGCATATCGGTCAACACCAATAGTAATGCATCATTCGCACCCAACAGTTGCCCCATTAGATTGACTGCGATATTGACTTGGGTTTGTAAATCAAGAGATTGTCGTTTGGCATCGTCAATGGCATCCTGTATGGAATTGATGGGAAACTCACCAATCTTCTTGAAATTATCTTGTCTTTCATATGGTGATGTATATGTTGAGTCTGCGTTAAACCCAAAATAACACTCTGTAGCATCGCTTACTTGGGTGACAATCCACGTGTTACCAGATTCACATGAGATAATGTCACCACGTTTAAACTTTGGTTTCATTCTTTTGCTCTCCAATCTTATGTAAAAAGTCCATAATAGAATCAATGGTCTTTTCTAAGTCAGACCCTGTGATATAATCAATGGCAACTCCATTGTATCGGTCATGGATTCTGTCACGATTGATACGATATGCCTTTAAGTCACCACGTTTTAACATAAGTATGCGTATTTGTAGTGGTGACACATAATATATAACGGCTGGTAAACCATTGGCATACACAAGGTCGCCACGCTTAAAGTCCTGTTCATTCATGTTATCTACCTCGGTATGTGGACGGAACGCCAGTCAAGAACTCAATCATAGTTTTAATCTCTGGTGTTAGATTGATGGTACTATGGTAGTCAATATGTACGTTATTCCAAAAAGCACCAATACGGTTTCTATCAATGGTTTTAGTTTTGACTTTACCATCGAATAGCATCAAAACCTTGATACCAGATAGATATACGCTTATCACAAGTGCTGGATTATCTTCGACATAAATCAAGTCACCCTCAGTAAACTGATAGTTGCGTGGTACTTTATTAATCACAATAATCTTCCTCGTCTTCCTCGTAGTCAAGTTCTTCTTCTTCGATGTCACATACAGTAACTTCTTCGACTTGACCGTCTACATCGTATCCACAAGGGGATGTATTGATGTCAAAACAGTCGGTTAAATCAGATGCAATATCATACGCTTCTTCTAAGGATGATGCGGTAATACGTGCTTCTCCATAAAATGTGCCACTATAGATAACATTATAAACCTTTTGCATTACGTTCCTCCGTATTAACCAAGACTTTACCCAAAGCTAAAATACCAAGAACAATCACAAGTACAATGGTCAACTTAATGGCAGTCCAGAAAATCATTGCGACCGTTGCAAAATCCGTTACATAGAACTGCAATAGATATAACACAAAGGCAATCCCTGTGGCAATCCATGCAAGTTTTGTTGCCAACGCAACGACAACAACACCGATGCTGCCAAGAATACCAATAATAACTAACAAAATGTTTTTCAAAATTTTCATTATTCGTTCTCTACTTTCCGTAATTCAACGACAACAGGTGTTTTTGGTTGTTTTTTATGCGTTGTAAAATCACAAGAGGTTTCTTTACAACCGCTACACATCCCAAGCATCTCCAAATTTACCAACGATGGATAAATTGTGTTTAATTTGTGGTAAATCTCTCGTGCCACTTGTTGGTGTTCCGTAGATGCTCGCTTACATAGCCGCTTGGGTAAATACTCCATCCATGTTCTAAGCGAACCACTTACGGTCATTGTTACGTTGGTTGCCAATGGTAACACATAGGCTGCAACTTGGTACGGTACTTTAGAGTCAACCAACCGTCTGTATTCCAGAATTTGATTTTCGATTAGCTTGTTTAATAGCTGACCCATGTCTTTGGTAATCTCTGGATGTTCGGTTGAATCAAACCATGTGGAATCCGCAAAGTCTGTGCCACGTGTTGACTTGACCGTGAAAGACAAATGTCGGTGTCGTGTAATCTGTGCAAGGCATTTCTGTGACATTTCAATATCGAATGTTACTAACGTATGCTCCAATAGTGACAAGTGACCGCTATGAACGGCTCGCACCAATGCATCCACCCCAAGTGTTTTTCCATAGCATTGACCCATTGCGTGTGCAGCCGTATCAAGCGGTGTATAATTCTGTAATGTTACTTGCATTTAGTCCTCCGCTTTTTCTAAGGCTTGTTCAATCATCTGTGTGATTTCATATAGCGTGGATTCGGACAAATCTGCTACAGCTTCCGCTCCATCGCCAAAAATTTGAATTTGACCATATTCGTAATCATATTTAGACAATATATCTCTAAACTTGACATCATCAATCTTGATTGTTTTCATGTGTTCCTCCTAGCGATAAACAACGGCATAATCGGCAGTACCACCATTGGCAAGACCAACGGTAAATACGGTGTGAAAACACCAGCCATCTTCAAATAGTTCATTCAATTGTTCTTCTGTGGTACTAATGGTGCTTGTGTTCACTAGAAAACATTTGTATTCCGTTGCGTGTTTTAGTTGCAT